CTTGTATGTGCTTGGTCAGGTAGATATGATGATATAAATAAAACTCACGAGCAATTACTTTTAATAATTGAATGGTATAATGCTTGGACCGTAGTTGAAAACAATATTAGTCATTTTATAAACTACATGGTATCTAAAAAGAAGCAAAAGTATTTAGTACCTAAGAGCCAAATGGTATTTTTAAAAGACATTGGATCAAACAGATCTGTATATTCAGAATATGGTTGGAAAAATACAGGTACATTGTTTAAATCACATCTTATATCATATGCTATAGAATTTTTAAGAGAAGAAATAGATCAAGAAGTTGATGACGATGGTAATGTTATAAAGAAGACTTTAGGTATTGAAAGAATACCAGATCCAATGTTGTTAAAAGAAATGCAACAATACTATCCGGGATTAAACGTGGATAGACTTGTTGCCTTTTCAGCTTTAGTTGCTTTTGTTAAAGTTCAACAAGCAAACAGGGGTTACGCAAAGAGAAGAGAAAGCGAGAAACCCTTGCAAAAGTCAGAAAATTTGTATAAATTAAAGAGTAGTCCGTTTAGAAATTTAGGACGTAATAAATCTATGCGTACTAAGAAACCTAGATCAGGATTTAAGAACTTAAGATAACTATGAAAGTATTTAATGCATTACAGTTAAAAAATGGAGCTAAAGGTGACGGATATCCAACATCTTCCAGCTTAACTCAACCAATACAATTTCTTCCTGCAAAAAAGAAAGATGATGATTGGTATGCTTGGAACTTAGATTGGCTTGAATTACAAGGCTTAGAGTTTCTAAGAAGAAATGCAAGAAAGCTTTTAAAAAATTATAAACTGGCAAAGGGTATAATTGACAAGACTGATTATATTGTTGAAGAAGATAATGAGCAAAGGCAATTAATAGATGTGCTTACAAAAGAAGATGAAAGTGCACTTGAGCTAAAGTTTTATCCAATCATACCTAATGTTGTTAACGTATTGTGTGGTGAGTTTGAAAAAAGATATTCTAAAGTTCAATTTAGAGCTGTAGATGATCTTTCTTATAATGAAATGCTTGAGCAGAAACGAGCAATGGTAGAAGAAAATCTTTTAGCGGATGCACAAGCTCAACTTATGTCAAAGATGTTAGAGATGGGAGCTGATTTTCAATCAGAAGAAGTTCAACAGCAAATGTCACCTGAAAATTTAAAGTCTCTTCCTGAGATAGAAGATTTCTTTTCTAAAGACTATAGAAGTTTGGTAGAAGAGTGGGCTAGTCATCAATTAAATGTTGATGAAGAAAGATTTAAAATGCAAGAGCTTGAGGAAAGAGGCTTTAGAGATATGCTTATTACAGATAGAGAGTTTTGGCATTTTAAAATGTATGAAGATGATTATGATGTTGAACTATGGAATCCTGTTTTAACATTTTATCAAAAGTCACCAGATGTAAGATATATATCAGATTCAAACTTTGCAGGTAAAGTTGATTTAATGACTGTTGCAGATGTTATAGATAAGTATGGATATTTAATGAATGAAGGTCAGCTTCACTCATTGCAAGAGATTTATCCCGCAAGATCCGCACTATATCAGGTCAATGGTATGCAAAATGATGGATCTTATTATGATGCTTCCAGATCACATGAGTGGAATACTAATCAGCCAGGTTTGGCATATAGACAATTTGTAAGTAATTGGTCTGATGATCCTGCTAGAGGTGGTGATATTGTTAGTATGATTCTAAATGAAAGCGATGATGTTACCACATGGGGTGAAGCTGAGTTAATGCGTGTAACAACAACTTATTGGAAAACTCAAAGAAAAGTAGGACATCTTACAAAGATTGATAAAACAGGGGAGATATTTCAAGAAATAATTGATGAAACATTTAAGGTTACAGAAAAACCTATATATGATACTTCAATATTTAAACAAAAAAGTAAAGAGAACTTAGTTTATGGTGAGCATGTTGAGTGGATATGGATAAATGAAGTTTGCGGTGGTGTAAAAATTGGACCAAATCTACCTGCATTTTGGAGATCTAATATGGGAGATAATATAAATCCAATATACTTAGGTATTAATAGAAAGAAGCCTGGACGCGTTCCTTTTCAGTTTAAAGGGAATAGTACACTTTACGGATGCAAACTCCCTATAGAAGGAAGGGTATTTTCTGATAGAAATACAAAGTCAACTTCATTAGTTGATTTAATGAAGGCTTATCAAGTTGGTTATAATATGGTTAATAATCAAATTGCAGATATCTTAGTTGATGAACTTGGTACAGTTATAATGTTTGACCAGAATGCATTACCCAGACACTCAATGGATGAAGATTGGGGTAAAAATAATTATGCTAAAGCATGGACTGCTATGAAAGATTTTAGCATGCTTCCCTTAGATACATCTATTACAAATACAGAAAATGCTACAAACTTTAATCACTATCAGACTCTAAATATGGAGCAGACTAGTAGATTAATGTCTAGGATACAATTAGCTAATTATTTTAAACAACAAGCTTTTGATGCTATTGGTATAAACCCACAAAGACTTGGTGCTCCAGTTGCACAAGAAACAGCAACAGGTGTTACACAAGCTCTTAATCAGTCATATGCTCAAACAGAAATCTATTTTACTCAACACTCTGATCATCTAATGCCTAGAGTTCATCAAATGAGAACTGATTTAGCTCAGTTTTATTATAGTAACAATCCAAGTATAAGACTTCAATATATTAGCTCTAAAGCTGAGAAAGTAAACTTTACAATAAATGGTACTGATTTATTACTTAGAGACTTTAATATTTTTGCTACAACAAAAACAAATCATAGAGCAGTTCTTGATCAACTGAAGCAAATGGCATTAACTAATAATACAACAGGTGCTAGCATCTATGATTTAGGTAATGTTATTAAAGCTGAATCTATTGCAGAAGTTTCGGATATTCTTAAAGATGCTGAAATGAAAACTCAAGCTCAAAGACAGCAAGAGATGCAGCAGCAACAGGAGATGCAACAACAACAAATTCAAGCTAAACAACAAGAAGAACAAATGAAACTTCAGTTTGAACAGCAAGAAAATGAAAAAGAAAGACAAAAAGATATTACGGTTGCCGAAATTAAAGCTGCGGGATATGGTCAAGGTCAAGATGTAAATCAAAACTTGGTAAGTGACTATACTGATGCTATGGAATCTATTCAAAAAACATCTCAGTATAGAGATCAAATGAATATGAAAAGAGAACAGTTTGCAATGAAGGCATCTCAAGATCAAGATAAAATGCAGGTTGATAAAGAGGCTTTAGCAACTAGAAGAGATATAGCAAATACAGAACTTGAAATAGCAAGAGAGAATAAAAATCAATATGATTTAAAAGCTAAAAAAGATAAAAAAGATAAAAAAGATAAATAATGCAAATACTACAAACAATATTAAGTTTAATTAATAGAGATAGGTTTATATCAGAAATAAAAGATGATGATGTAGTTCATATTGCGAGAAATACTTCAGCAAATAAACTTCCGGAATATGATTCTAAAGTAATAGCGGGAAGTGTTTTAAAAAGTCAATTAGCAGGACCGCAAGGTGAGCCAGGTGCAACTGGGCCGACAGGACCTCAAGGCCCTCAAGGTATTCAGGGTGTACCGGGTACTCCAGGAGCTACAGGTTTAAACTTTTTAGGGGCATTTGATAATACAGCAGGTTACTCTAAAGGAGATGTAGTATTTTTTGGTGGTTCTAGCTATGTAGCTAAGTTTGCTATTCCAGCACCAACTCCTCCAGCAGTTTTACCAGATCCTCCTAACACAGATTGGGATTTTTTAGCATTGCAAGGTTTGCAAGGGCCTCAAGGTGTTCCAGGATCAGGTTTTAGTGCATCAGTTGTTAATAAAAGTGGTACAGGTTCAAGTACAGCACAAGTTAGGCTCAACTCTATTCTTATTCCAGCTAATAGTTTTACTACAGGAGATGTATTTAGTTATAAAGCAATGTTTACTAAAATAGTAAGTGGAGCAGGTGCGCAATGTTTAGCAAAAATGTACATTTCTGATACTACAAATTTATCAGGTACAAATTATTTAGTTCAAGTTCATAAAATGAAAAGTTCTACTAGAGCTATGACTGTAGGAAGAGATTTTTATGTTGATTCTATAGGAACATATGCTCAAGATAGCGGAACTCAAGATGATAATTGTCCTTACTTTCAAACAGGTAGTACATTTGATACATATTCTATTGATTGGACTATAGATCAATATCTTATAATAACTGCTAATAATTCAGGCGGAGCATCACAAGAAGCATTTAATATAGGTGCTAAAGTTTATTAAATATAAGTTTACTAAAAACTTAGAAATAGCGTTAGCTATATACTGCTTAAAATCTTTACTTTTTTTAAAATAAAATAAGTTTATATAAAAAGATTCATGTATATTATATATGTATAGATTATAAACATTCTTAAAACCAACAAAAAATGAGTGATAATACAATGAATACAAACGTAACAACAGAAGAAGTAAACTTAGAGGAAATTTTTCCAGCGGGTGCGGATAATGTTGTTATTGCAGATGAGTCATCTAAACCAAAAAACATTTTTTCAGACCTTTCTAGTGCAACACCAGATATGAGTTTTGATACTCCTGTTAAAAAACCAGTTGTTGAAGAAACTACGGAAGCTGCAGAAGCACCTGCTGCTGAAGCTGCTCCAGAGGAAGCGCCTGTTGCTGAAGCTAGTTCTGAAGATGTAGCTTCAATTATTGATGACTTAGCTTCTGAAAATGATGAATTAGAATCTTCAAATGAAACTACATCTACTGAAACGAGAGGTAGAAAAAAGATTAGCGGCATTAGTGATGTATTTTCTAAACTTATTAAAGATGATAAGATAGTCCCTTTTGATGATGATAAGCCTTTAGAAGAATATTCTGCTAAAGATTGGGAAGAATTAATTCAAGCTAATTTAGAAGAAAAAGCTAATGAAGTTAGAAGAGAAACACCTAAAAAATTCTTTGATGCGCTTCCTCCAGAATTAAAAGTTGCAGCAAGATATGTTGCAGATGGTGGTCAAGATTTAAAGGGTTTATTTAAAACTCTTTCTCATGTAGAAGAATCAAAAGAACTTTCTTTAGATAAAGAAAAGGACCAAGAAAAAATTATAACAGAATATTTATCAGCAACTGGGTACGGAACTCAAGAAGAAATAGCTGATGAAATTGAAATTTGGAAAGACTTAGGTAAGCTTCAACAGCAAGCTTCTAAGTTTAAACCAAAATTAGATAAGATGCAAGAGAAAATTGTTGCTCAAAAACTACAAGAACAAGAGCTAAAAAAGAAGCAGCAAGAAAAAGCATCTAAAGAATACATGTCAAATGTATATGAAACATTAAAAGGTGGTACAGTAGGAGATCTTAAAGTAGATAAGAAAACTCAATCAATGCTGTTCAATGGACTTGTTCAACCAGCATACCCATCAGTTAATGGAAATAACACAAATTTATTAGGTCACCTATTAGAAAAGTACCAGTTTGTAGAACCTAACTATGATTTAATAACTGAAGCATTATGGTTATTATCAGATCCTAACGGATATAAATCAAAAATCATGGAGAAAGGAGCTCAAAAAACTGTAGCTGATACAGTAAGAAAGCTGAAGACTGAGCAATCTAATAGTGGTGGTAATTCTCTAGGTGTAGATCAAAAGGAAAGATCTAGTAAGCCAAAGAGAAAGATTCAAAGAGCTAATAATATTTTTAAACGGATGTAACAATCAAATATATAATTAATAACAAATAACAAAACAATCAATTATGGCAACTCCAGTTTTAAACAATGGAATTTTCCTTAGAGATACTGCTTATAAAGCTTCATCTCACGTTGATTCTTATCACCTTACCCAGATGCTTGGATCTTCTGAGCCTATGGATATGGGACCTGTTGATTTGTGGGCTATGACTCAAAAAGTTGAAATGCCCCTTTATCAAATGGCGTCTTTTGGTGGAAAGAACACAATTTTAGTTGACAATGCTCGCGGTGAGTACAAATGGCAAACACCAATTGCACAAGATCTACCGTTTGTTGTCCAAGATTTAACAGGTGGAAATCCTGTAGGTGCAGATGGAACTACTTTCCAAGTGAAGCTTTCTAAGCGTGCATTTGGTCATGGTGACATTATTACTTATGACAAGTACAATGGACTTGAACTTTACATTACTGCTGATGATATTATCCCAGCTGGTGACGGGTTCATTTATACTGTACAGTTAGTAAATAACAACAGTGCTGCTACTTTAGACCCTACACTTTACATGGTTCCTGGAACTAAGTATTTCCGTAAAGGTTCTGCTCGTGGTGAGTATGGTGAAAGATTTTCTGACATTGAGACAGGATCTGGTTTCCGCGAATTCTACAATTATGTAGGTGGAGCAGAAGCACACGTTCATTATTCTATTTCATCTCGTGCTGATCTTATGATCAAAGGTGGATTGAATGCTGATGGTACAGTACCTGTAACTGAGATCTGGAGAAACTTTAATCAAGATCCTAATAATCCATCGGTATCTTCTATTGAAGACTTAGTAACTACTATGGGTAAATCAGGTGCAAGAGAAGCTTTTGAAAGCGGTACTCTTACTAAGACTTTCATTACTAATATGGAAGCAGCTCATTTGTCAAAAATTGCAAATGATATTGAAACTTACCTTATGTGGGGTAAAGGTGGTAGAATTAGACAAGACGGTCCGGATGATATTCGTTTATCTGTTGGTCTTTGGTCACAGTTGGATAACTCATTTAAAAGAGTATACAACAAGTCTAGCTTTACACTTGATATGTTTAAATCTGAACTTTACAATTTCTACCAAGGGAAAGTTGAGTTCAAGGGGCCAGACCCACAGCGTCAGCTTATTGTACAGACTGGTATTGGTGGTATGCAATTAATTAACAAAGCTATTGCTGATGAAGTATATGGTTCTGGATTAGTTCAAAATGCTTCTGATATTGGTGCAGTAACTGGACAAGGTATGGATCTTGATTTTGGTTTTGCTTACACAAGCTTTACTATTCCTTTCCTTGCTAATGTTAAGTTTGTACTTAACCCAGCATTTGATAACTTACATACTAATGATATTGAGAACCCATTAATTGATGGACGTCCTCTTAGCTCATTTAGCTTTATCATTTTTGATGTAACTGAGAATGGAAATGATAACATTCACTTATTGAAATTATCATGGGATAATCAACTTAAGTGGTTCTACCAAAATGGTACAATGGACTACATGGGACGAACTCAAGGGTTTGCTTCTACTGGACAGTTCAATGGCTATAGAGTTTATATGACTCAAACAATGCCAGCTATTTGGGTTAAGGATCCAACTAAAGTTCTAAAAATTGTAATGAGAAACCCAGTTACTGGAGGATCATTCTAAGAATGACAATTATTAAGGGGAGTTCATTCTCCCCTTTTTTATTTAATATTTTAAAACTTTAAAAAATGGCATTTATAGAAAGAATAAAAGCACTCTTCCCAGATAAGTATATTAAAAAAGATATACGAGCTGGAAAGAAAGGAGATAGTACAATTCAAGTAGCTAGGCTATCTCATGTTAATGCTGTGGGACAAGCAGCGGAGGTAGGTTTGCAGTTGGTTTCTGACCAATTTGAATCATCTACGGCAGCTCTACCGTCTAGCGTTTTGCAAAAAACAGCAACAAGAATTACATTTAGCAATGGTACTGTACAAGAAGGTTGGAAGTTAACTATCATAGGAGCGCTTCAAGCAACCTCTAATGAACTTACTGAGTTAGTTTCAGTTAATATTCCAGAAGTTCCGGGAGAAGGTAATGAAGGTTATTACCTACCTTGGGAAATGAAAGGTGTTGTAGTATGTACCGATATTAGTTTAAGTTCAAATGTAATTAATGTATTACAAAATGGAGCTGAACTTCAGGACAGCCTTACAGGTAATGGTTTAGCAACTGATTCAATGGCAATACTTGAAAGTACGACTGGCGCACAGGTAGACTTTACTTTATCTGTAGTTGCAAATCAAAGTGGTCCAGGTGCAAATGCTACAGGAACAGTAATAGCAAATTTTGAATTCCTTTGTTATGAAGGGGTAGTACCAACAATTGTTTAAAAATAGAAATCATGGCAGAAGAAATATACGCAAAAGAAGCAGCGCTTAGAGATGACAGAGTTCAGGCATTATCTTTTAATGCAACAGCTGGGGTAACGTTTGATAAAAGAGCTTATGTAGAATCACCTTACAAAGCTCCACAAGAAGCAGGTGTTACAATAGCTGGTGAGAAAGTTTCGGTAACAGAAGCACTTGATAAGAAATATATTACTCAGAATGTTGCAGATACTTCACTTGGTAGGTTAAAAGAGTTTAACTGTGAAGAATATAAAGTAAGAGAAGAACAAGCAAAGGCTGTAAGATTAAATGCAGCGTTCACAGACGATGTAAGAGCAGCAGCTGAAATTACTGAAGATGTGGCAAAGAAAAGATGTGAAGAGATAACAGAAGATAAAAAAGTAGAATCTCCCAAATATTATAAAAATTTTGTGGAGTTATACAAAATATCTTTTAGCATCAGACTTTTTAGAGAGGATGAGACGGTGGACAAAAAGGTTCAGCAAGAGTTAGATAGAAGAATTGTAAAAGTGAAAGGGCTTAAACAGGCTCTTGAAACTAAATTCTCTAAGACTTTTACATATGGAGATAGACTTTTAGAATCTAGGTTTGGCGCAGATAAAAAAATGGCTTCACCTGTTCAAAAGACAGATAAGAAGTACGAAGATTTATAATTACTCAAATAACTATTGCCGGTTTAATTACCGGCATTAGAAATATTAATTAATAAGTGTACATAATTATGTACTTTTGAGTAACAATTAATAATTTACAAAAACCAAAAAACAAATGGAAGAATACACAATTGTAGAAAAGTATCAGCAAGGAAAAAACCAAACAATTGCTGTACGCCCTTATTTTAATCAAGACAGACAAAATATGGGATTAGAGCATTATGGTATGGCATTACACGAAGGTGTATGGCATGAAGAAAACCTAGCTTGTTTAGAATTAAACGGAGTAAAAAGATTTATAACAGGACTTAATGAATTTGCACCAGAAGTAAAACGTTTAGCTCCTGGCGATAGAGAGTTAAAAATTAAAGAAATTAGAAGAATTGTTTCTGAATTAGAGAGAGAGCTTGCTTCTAATATGATTGATCCTGAAGACAAAGAGTTTTGGAATAAAGTAACATTACTTAAGCCAGATAATGATAAGTTCTGGTCAAGAATAAGCATGCGCTGTGGAAATGATCCTGTTTATCTTGATCCCGCAAAAGATCCTTATGATAGAATTAAGCTATGTGCAATTGAAGCAGGTGGATTTTCTATGATATCTAAATCATTAAAGGAAGCAAAGACTTCACCAAATCCAAAGAAGTTTTATTTAGATCAGTTAGAAGAAACAATTTCTACAAGAACTGAGTATACAAAAATGCGCAACAGAGCGTTAGTTGAGCTTGAAAAAATGTTTGATAAAAACTTAAGCAAATTAATGTATGTAGCAAAAGTTGTAGATGCAGATAGTGTTCAGTATACTAAATCTACACCAAAAGATATTATATATGAAAATATGGATATGTTTATTTCTGGTGAAGGAACTGAATCTAACAGAATGAGAGCTGCTGAAAGCTTTTTAAATGCCTCTAAATCTAAGATGGAAGATCTTAAAATTAGAGCATTAGTAAAAGATTCTATGTTTTATAGATTTATTACACCAAAACCATCAGGATGGATTGAAACTTTAGATAGCGGAGTTAAACTAGGTAAAGTTCCCGCAGAAGTTGTTACATTCTTAAAGAACCCGGAACATGATGATTTATTAAAATCATTAATGGATAAAGTTGAACCTTATTGGAAATAAGAGATGAATAATGCAACGTTAAAGATTAAACTTCAGCAGAGGTTAAATAAGTTATCTAGCAATGACTATGATAATATAGAAAATTGGCAAGTAATAGAAGCTTTTAATAAAGCTGCTGTTGAGTGGTCTAGAAGACAGTTGCACGGAGGAAACGTATATAAAGAAGGTGATGAGTTCTCTAAGAGAAGAATTGATGATATGCAAGTCTTGCTTAGAGAGCTTGTTTTAACAGGTATACAAACGGATACTTATTTTGAAACTACTAATTTTCCTATTGAGGATTATATGGAGTATAAAAAGGTAACTGCTTTTTCAAAAGATGAGTGTTGTCCTGATCCAAGGCCTATGCAAGTATATTTAGCTGAAGAAGCAAATGTAAACTTAATATTAAGAGATCCTTTAAGAAATCCAAGTTTTGAATGGGGTGAAACATTTTGTACAATACTAGATAATAAAATACGTATTTATAGAAAGAAGGATTTTGATATAGTAGATCCAATACTTACCTATTATAAAAGACCCACTTATATAGAGTTTACGGGTGTAGTTAATCCATATACAGGTATTGTTGCAGCAGCTGATGTTGAATCAGAATTCAAAGATGATATTGTAGAACTTATACTTGATGAGGCAGCTGCTATTATTGCAGGTGACATAGATAACTATAATCAAATGAATAGAGAACAGCAAGCTGCTGAAAGATCTAATTAATTAGTTTGTAGTTAATTAAAAATTTTGTATATTATAATGTAACACAACGTTACACATTTTTTATTTATATTTTAAACAACAAATTATGGCTTATTTTAATCATGCTTTTTGTAAAAGCTTCCTAGCTGGCTCTTATGACACAGCGGGAGGTACAGCAACTTCGGCATTGCCCTCAAAAGAAGTTGCAATTGTAGGAGAAAGTAATTGGGAATCAATTGCTACTGCTGCATTAGGTACATCTACTGAAAAACATTTAGTTTTATGTCAAGGTAGTATTCGTACAAATGATAATATTGGTAACAACCCTGGACATGGTGGTTATGCTGAATCTGTAAAAGGAAAAGCTATCAATTCAAAGTACATTTCAAGACTTGCTAAGTCTACATGTAATGAGGCCTCACAACCTGCTGCTTCTATTGCTGTTGGACCTACATGTGCTCCATGTGGAGAGAATCTATTTGTAAGAATGGATGTTAAAGGTTCTCCAGCACTACGTTTCTTGAATCACAATGCTTATGCTATTGGTGATAGTTCTGGTGATGCTGCTGCTAATGGTGGTGATCTTAGTGGTGTATGTTGTGTTGAAGGACAAGAGTTTCTTGATCCTACTGTAGCTCTTGCTGCTGCAATCCAAATGCTTTTAGCTGATCCAATCGTTGCTCCTTTTGTTGCAGCTGGTGCTTCTGAAATTGAACAAGCTGGTGGTACTAACGCAGGTACTTGGACAATTGATGAAGTTGTTAATGGTACTGGTGGATTTACTGCTGTTACTGACCCTGTTGCTGATGGTATTACAAGTGTAACTGCAAACGTAGTTGGTGCTTATGTAGATACTAAGTTTGGTGATTGTTCTTTTGATACTAGAGATTTCTACGGAAAAGAGCCTGTAACAGTAATTCTTTCTGTATTAGACGAAACTGGTAACCCATGTAATGATTGTGGTGTTGCTAATTCAAAACCAGGACAAATGCCTGAAACATTAGGTGAGAAAGTTCTTCGCGATCTTATCTTAACTGACCGTTACATGCAGTCTCCATTTAATCAAGGTTCAGCTGATTCAGCACGTATCCGTGAGATTGAAGGTTCTGAAGCAGTTATTGGATCTGTAGATAGAGATGCTTTATATCAAGTATATTACATTCAACACAGTGTTCCAAGATTTAACAATCCATCTGGAACATTTGATAATGATCAGTATTTATATCAAATCTTTGTAAAGTGTACGGATACTGCCGTAATCACTGAGCTAGATAATATGATGGCTGCATTATCAACATTATCTGGTGTTGCTTTTGATACACTACAGTAATTAATTAAATAATTAATTGAAAGGAAGGGCGGGTTTATACTCGCCTTTCTTTTTTTAGTTAAACTTTTTTTGTATATTATTAATATATACTCTAATAATTTTATAAATGGCTGATAAGCATATTCTGAGTTTAGAAGTTCCAACGGTAGCAAATTGCGAAATTCTTTCAATAAATGACACAAGTCAATATACTGAGTTGTTACCTGTTGATTGTCCAGAACTTTTAATAACAACACCCGGTTTTAATAGTCCTGCACTTATTTCTGTTACGCAGAATTTTAACTTAAATATTACAGCTTGTGATTTAGGATTGCAAACTGTAGATTGTGCAAATAAAAATGCAGCTCTACCAGATGGGGTTTATGTTATAAAATATAGCGTATCACCTAATGATAAGGTTTATGTTGAGTATAATCATCTAAGAGTTTCTAAAATTTTAACATTGTATTTTAAAATACTTTGTGATATTGATTTAAAAACTTGCCCTCCTGATTATGATCAAAGAGAGCTTGTTTCTAAAATGTACTATTTAAGAACTCTTATTGATGCTGCAATAGCAAGAGTTGAGTATTGTAGTTCACCTAATCAAGGTATGGATATATATAATTATGCATTAAAAGAACTGCAAAAAATATCATGTTTATATTCTAATTGTTAAACCAGTAAAAACCAACAAAAATGGCGTGCAAAGAATGTAGTAAAGGATTTAGTTGCGGTTGTCAAAAGGCAAAAGCTAAAGATGGATCAATTGTCCATAAAACTTGCTTAACAACTTATAATAATAAGATAGGGGCAAGCAATTCAGATCCTTTAACAAAAAAATTAAATAATGCCCGAAACAATATTGTCAATGGCAGATGATGTAAAAAAAATACAGATTGAGACCAAATTTGCAGATGCAATGTGGAGAGACTTTAGATCAAAGAAGTTTGGTATAAGCAGTTGTTGTCTTACAGACGATGATTCAATTATAAGGAAGAAATACTTGTGTGATTGGCAAGATTTAGAAAATAAAGTTTTAACACCTTCTACAGGGTTAACAATACAGATAATAGATTGTGAAACAGGGTTACCTGTGCCACCAGAAGAAGCTTGATAGATAATTAAAAAAATTGTATATTATTATATACTGAGTGTAAAAAATAAATTTATGATACCTACAAATAACGGAAGTACAGCACCTTGTAACCCAATTTCATCAAATTGTGTAGTATGGCAAGGTCCAGATATACCTTGCATTGATATATGCAATGGTGATACAGTCAGTGATGTAGTTGCAAATTTAGCAACAAAAGTTTGTGAACTTATTGATGCTACATGTGAATGTAATCCAGTATTGGCAATAGATGCTAGCTGTTTGACAATTGCAGATCCAACAAACTTGGATCAAGTAGTTCAAGCTTTAATAGATAAGGTATGTGAAACACCGGATACTACAATCACAAATATTGTTCTTCCAAAATGTCTTTATTATAGAGACAGTTTAGGTAATGTTGTAACAGAACTTCCGTTGGCAGATTGGGCTGTTTTAGTTGGAAATGAAATATGTACAATAAAAGAAACTATTTCTATTATTGAGCAAAACGTTACAAATCTTGAATCAAGAGTTGCTGTATTAGAGGAATGTGTATTACCATGTACTCCAGATGAGCCGTCAGACTTTTTTGTACTATCATCTTGTATAAATGCTGGACAATCAATTCCAATATCAACATTGGTATTAGCTCTAGAGTCGCAATTTTGTAGTTTCAGAGATGTAGTTGGTGATATTGCATTATTAAATTCAGCAATAAATGCTCAGTGTTTATTTGCATCAACTCCTCAATTAAGTGGCAATGGTACATTAGGTAATGTAACAGGTTGGGTAGATACTCCTACAACACTAGCAGAATCAAATATAAATCAATGGCTTGCCATTTGTGATTTACATGCGGCTGTTGCATCTATTCAAAATAATTGTTGTGATGAGCTATGTAGTGGTGTAACTATCAACTATGCATATAATATTATCAATAATGGAGCTGGTATTCCTGAATCCATAAATCTTAATTTTTCTGCATCAACTATTCCTACAGGGTATGTTGATTGCACGCAAAATAGTACAATAACAATTACTGATTCAAATGGTAGCTCTATATCGGAAGTTGTAAGTGTAACTTCATTAGCATCTCAACCTTCTGGAATTAATATTTCATTAGCAGGATTAAATGTATATCAAGCATTAGTTGTTCAAGTTGATGCTTGTGTTTCAAATGGATCATCACAATGTAATGACTCAAGTAATATTTCAGTTCCTTTAAGCATCCCATGTCCAACATCAGTATCTGTAAGTGCAACAGCAAATCAGATAATAGTTGGATTTACAAATCCTTTAGGTCAAGGTGTTACTTATGATATTGAAGCATATGTTACAGGAAATCCAGGTGATATTTTGGGAACAGCTACAATAACAAATCCACCTGTAAATGTGCAGCAAATATTTCCAGGTGCACTTTCAACTCAATCTTATACTGTTGTAACTTCAGTATCTCAAGGTGGAGTTACAAAAATTTGTGATACACAAGAAGTTGCAGCTTTAGCAGTTACATGCAATAATGTTGAATCAAATATTGCCATTAGCCCAACAACATCTGTAGATGATATATTCTTAGGTTATACTGGTGATTTAGCTGCAGGTACTGCATCAAGATACTCGTATAATGTTGGAACAAATAATATAATTTTAGAACCGAATGTAGGAGGTGCAGGGTTCTGTTATTCTCCTATATTATCTGGATTATCTATGGCTGTAAATGGAGATCTTTCTTTAACAGCTGCATGGGGAAGTGGTGCTGAAACAGCAATAGAACTTTCATATAGTACAGATGATATTACATATTCTACTCCAGATGTTGGTGTTGACGGTGCTAGAGTTTTAGCTACAGGTATTACTAGCGGATCTGTATATGTTCAAGCAATTACAGATTGTGGTTCAGGTCTAAGTATAGCTACAAAATGGAGATATGATTTTTCAACTAACTCATTTACAACAATCCAAAGCCCAAGTGAATGTATTGATTCAGACTTAGCTATTGGAAGCTGTCCAGCTGGAGTTCAAGTAGCTCAACAGTTTTTACCATGTGGTACTTCAACTTATGCTATTCCTGGAGCTCCTGCTACATCATATTGGTTTTATGTTAGTAAAGTAGTAAATGCTACTACAGGTGTAACTCAATATTTATATGCAGGATGGGATCAAACAACCGGTATTAAAAGAGTTGTTTTATGTTGTGAATGTCCAGCGTTTATATTAACTGATACAATTAGAGTATTTGCAGGTCAAGAAAATGGTTATACAACTAATATAACATTACCATATGTTTTAGGAGATGGTAATCCTATTATAAATATAATTACTTCTCCTATAGGAGGAACTCTTACGCAATCAGCATCATCACAAAATGTATTTACATATAATACTATTGAAAAAGTTCCAGATAACTATGGTGATACATTCCAAGTTCAAATAAGAGCTGATGTAGGTGGTGTTTGTTCAAGTGCTACAGTTACAGTTCAGATTCAAATAGTTCCTGCTGGAATGAAGATGTTATATACTGATCAAGATATTTTTGCATTTATAAATACAAATTCATATTCACTTGGTGAAGCAATACAAGTTAGAGATGCATTAGTTGACTTAAAAGCTAGATGGAATACAGCATTTGGATTTACAGGAGAGATATATATTATTCCTACATCAAATTCAAATTGGCTTGGTTATCAAAAGGCAATTGTTGATAATGGTGCAAGTGCTGGATTAGATGGTGCATACTCAGGTATTCAAGTTTTACCTACATCTTGGACTCCTGGTGGAGTGGGTATATATAAGAATCAAGCTGTTATGCTTGTCTTTTCTAATGATTCAGATGGTGTTTATCATGATACAACATTAGCTGCAGGATTTGCAGGTGCAGTAACCCAACCATCCACTTCATATAAAGATGATTATGATGCATATAGAGATGCTATAGCAGGAACTCAGAATTCTTCTTGGGGTCAAGCTTTAGGTCTTACATCATCTCAATATCCAGCAGGAATATCAACTGTACTTTTCCCATTAACTGTTCCTGGTAGTTCTGGCGCAGATGCCGCAAATATATTACAGATGATTGCTGCAACAACAGGTCAATTGATTCCACCATCTAAATTTGGTATTCAGACAGCTGTTGATGTTGGACAAGTAATACAGGGTATTGGTTCTTCAAACCCATATGATGGAGCAACAACTCCAGGTGGAAATACAATTTCAGGATTGTTTGAAGTCTCTACTATAAATTCACACTTTGCTTTACTTGATCAAGATAATACGATAACATATTTAACTGAAATGGCTTCAGGAGATAATGAAGATTTTGATTATCTAATGGATACTGCAATTAAAGGAAATGATAACACATTCCCCGCAGGTACAATACCTACAAATGATAGATATATAGTAACTGATTGTGCTACTAGTGATGCTTATGTAGTTTCAATTACAAATCATGGATGTGGTACAATTGGAAATGGCACCGTAATTAAATTAAATAACCCAGGGGCAGACTTTATACCAGGAGATGGTAGAGCCGATTGGTTAACAACAACAAATAAATGTGTTACTATTACTAGTAACTGCGAATCTTCAGTTGCGGAATTAGGAACAAATTTAGATAGCACTTATGATGTATGTGGATCTTGCACACCTTAATAAATAAAAATTAGAAAAAATGGCATGTAATTGTGATAAATGTAATCCAACTAAAAACTGCGGTTGTAAAGATACAGCTTTAACAAATCCTTGTACTTATACAGATTGTAGTGTAGGTAGTGAAAGATGTGCTGATATTCAATGTGCAGAATGTGTTAGTTATTGTGGTACATCTTTTGAAGTTGGTGCTCCCGGCACAGTAATTAAAATTGAGACAGGTGATAGATTGGATTCAATACTTCAAAAATTCTCTATGATATTGACACAAGGTTTAGGTGCTTGTACATCGGATGATCTTCATCATGCTCCTTACAATGTTTATGCTGCAAATATTACTAATAGCGGATTTACAGTTGTATGGAATGGTGAGTCTACAGCTTCAACTCAAATTGATGTTCAAGTTGATAGTGGTAGTGGATATACTTCTGTTGGTATAGTTGCACCAACAGTTTTGCAATTAGCCGTAACAAGCTTAGTTGCAGATACAGAATATAAAATTAAACTTGTTTCAACAGATGCTTTAGCAGCTACTTGTGATAGCGTTGTAATAATAGTTAGAACCTTATTGTAAAACAGAAATGATTGCTTTGTTGGTTTTTCAATCATAGTATGTTCTGGAGCCCGGCTTTGCTGGGCTTCTTTTTTTCAAGATAATTTACTAAATTTAAGCAACTTAAAAAAAAACAATGGATTTAGATAAGATAAAAGAATCCTTTAAGTGGAAAAAGGGTAATGCATATTGCGCTAAAAGATTGGGTATATCCACAAAAAAATATAGCCACTTAAAAAAATTAGTAAGAGGAAAGTTGGATTTATCTGAACAACACTATAATTTAGATAAAGGAGAATCTACAGTAACAGGGATATCTAAAAGCGAACCTAAATCTGCAGAAGAGATAGTAAAACTTTTAAATATAGATACAAGCAAATGGAAATTGTCTCAGTATTGGAACAAACAAATGGCTGATCATTGGCGTGTATCTGCACTTATCACTAAAATTAAAGAAACAGAAAGTGATTATTTAAAAGAATTATTAGATGTTTGGAAACCTAAAAAATATACTATACCAAAACTATCTACACCTAAAGGTTATGCGTTACATCCTGATAGAGATGTTGTATGTGGTATAATGTCACTTCAGGATATTCATTTTGGTAAAGAAGGAAATGAAACAATAGATAAGGATTTTGAGGATACAGTCAAGAACCTTATAAAAAGAGCAATTGCTTCACATAATATAGAAGAATTATTTTTTGTTGTAGGGGGTGATTTAATTAACATGGATACATTTCATGGCACAACCACTAGCGGAACGCCTCTAGACAACTGTAGTACAGCTACAGAAGCTTATATTCAAGCATTTGATGCTATGATATGGGCTATTACATTTATAGTTACACATGTTCAACATTTAACTGTAGTATATGTACCCGGTAATCATGATAGATTATCATCATTTCACTTAGTACATGCTTTGTCTAAAGCTGTAGATTCTGATAGAATAACATGGGATGTAAAATATGAAGAGAGAAAAGTTCATGTTTGGCAAGATAATTTTAATGCATTTGAGCATGGAGATGCTGTAAGTAAAAATACACCAATTGTTTATGCAACGGAGTTTGCTCAGGAGTGGGGTGGTACTAAAAATAGAACTTTATTTACAGGGCATTTTCATCAGAATAAAAAAATAGAGTATATAACAACTAGTGAGACTGCAGGTTTTATACATAAGACATTACCCAGTTTATCTAAGACAGATTATTATCATTATCATAAAAAATATGTTGGTAATAGAAGATCTGGTAAATTAGAATTACAATCACCAAGCAAAGGTAATATATGCGAACTGACTTATTTAGCTGACTAAACTAAGTATTTAGCTTTTATAAGTCCTCTTTTTTTTGTAAATTATAATTGTATAACATGATAAATAACTTTAAGAAACCTGATTTAAACGCACCTAGATATAGAGAAAAGAAGTTTGGGCTACTAAATAAGAAAACAATATCCGAGTTTAAAGAGAAACATCCTTTATATGAGCATATTGATAATGAAAAGCTAAAACGTATTATTAAACTTTATAACTATAACATTTGGAATGGTGTAATTGAATTTAGAGATGGGGTAGAGCTTCCTGATTCTTTGGGTTATTTATTTATAGGTACGTGTAAGCCAGGTAAGACTGTAAATACTAATTATGCTTTATCTAAACAGTATGGTAAAGTATTGCAGAATAAAAACTGGGAAACTGATGGCAATATAGGTAAAATATTTTATACAAATTGGTCAACAAAGTATAGATTTAAAAATAGACAGCTATGGATGTTTGAAGCAACAAGAGATTTTAAAAGAACTGTTGCAAAAGAATATCCTAAAAACTGGCAGAAGTATTTATTTATGAAGAATAGATATAGGATTGCACATTTGTATAATAAGAAAATTGATTCTAAACAGCTAGAATCATATAATGAATTTGAAGATTAAAGATTATGGCAACAATAGGAGAAGTTGTATCTAGAATAAGAGGTCAGGTGAAAGCAGAAGTACAGGATGCTTTTGTAACTGATAGATACGTGTATAGTCTTGTTACAAAGTATGCTCAATTATTAATGAGACGTCAAGATTTAGCAAATAAGCTTATGAAGTTTAATGCTGTATGGAAAACACTTCCCTATATAGAATTAATTGAAGTAGATAAGGTTGAGGCTTACTGTTCAGGTATTCAAAGTGGTTGTATAATAAAAAGAACTAAAGAAAAGCTTCCCGACATGATTGAAGGTTATTGGGGTCCGCTTATTAGACAAGTAACTTCAATAGATGGATCTATAGAAATGCAAGCTACTCAACCAGGAACTTATACCTCAATGACTAAGACAACTTCTTTTAAATATAATAATACAAAGTATTGGTGGTATTTAAACGGTTATTTATACTTTCCTAATATTGAATGGGATGCCGTAAAGCTAGAAGGAGTTTTTGATGATAATATAGGTGCATGGCTTTGTGAAGAAGGTGCTGAATGTGAACCTAGATATAGACAAGAAATTAATATACCAGAAGCACTTTTTGCAGAGATTGAAACTCAAGTTGTAAATGCAATGTTACTTACAGTAAAAGTTCCAGTTGAGGATGGTGATAACAAAGTAAACGTAAATAGATAATGAGTGTATCACATAAATATAGAAGCTTTAATCAGCTATACGAAGATGTTACAATTGATTTTGCAAACTATGCTTTAGAAAATATGATTGAACCGCAGCAATTAATAAAGGTTGCTACAAGAGTTAATTATGATTTAGGTTTAAGAATTCATAGAACTAAGGAAGTTGTTTTAGATATTGAACATGGTAGAGCTAAATTACCAACTGATTTTGCATATTTAAATTATGCATATAGATGTGGAGATTATACAATTGTAGATAGACCTCCAGGAGGAACACATATAGAAACATTTAATGATGTACCATATGTACCAGCTCCAGGTGAATCTGGACCTTGTGATGACCCTACATGTAGAGATGTATGTGTTATAAAAACTTGTGATGAAAAAAATGAACATCAATTAGTTCAAAGAATTGGCGAATCTCAGTACAGAACCTTTACTGCATTTATGCCATTAAGAATAAAGAATGTAAATAAATATGTATGTGATTGCCCTAATGTAAATATACAAGCGCCAGATATTGCTGAAATTAGAGATGGTTTTATGTTTACAAGTTTTACTACAGGTAAAGTATATATTAGTTATCAAGGCGCAATGGAAGATGCTGAAGGTAATCTTTTAGTTTTAGATCATCCTTATTGCAATGAGTATTATGAATATGCTTTAAAACAAAGAATACTTGAAAACATGATATTTGCAGGAGAAAATGTTTCTCAACAATTAGGTTTAATAGAAGGAAGACTTAGAGCTGCTAGAAATAATGCATTAAGTTTTGTCAATACTCCTAACTTTAGAGAGTTGCAAGAGATGTGGTGGACAAACAGAAGAGCTCAGTACCATAATTATTATAATATGTTTAAGAGTTATCCTGCTGAAGGTAATAGACTTAATAATCTTTCTTAGAAATGGCAAAAAGAAGAAGAAGAAGAGGTGTTCAAAGTACATCATCTATTGAGACTAATGCTTTCTCAAAAGGGATGTATAAAGATCTTAATGAATCTTTAACACCTAAAACAAATTGGACGCATGCTAGAAATGCAGCTAACAATTCTGTAGATGGTGATGTTGGTGTACTAGGTAATGAGCCAGCAAATCTTTTATGTGCTAAAATTCCTTATACTGTTATAGGTGCAATACACAAGGTTGCTGATCAATGGGTTATTTTTTCTACAGATGATGTTAATTCAGAAATAGGTTTATTTGATGATAGCAAGTGTGAGTATACTACATTGATAAATGATAAATGCTTAAGTTTTAATAGAACATATCTTATAACAGGCGCAATGAAAGAAAACTTTGATTGTACTTGGCAGGTATACTTTGATGATGGTAATAATCCATCTAGAACTATTAATATTGATAATATACCATATGTTCAAGTTGAGGTAACTCCTCCCGGATCTGATTGTGCTATATATGAAGACACTACAGATTTAGATTGTGAAAAAATAAGACTTGCACCTTTATTAACAACTCCTTGTGTAAAACTTACTAAAGCTCAAGATGGTGGTCAGTTGAGAAATGGTAGTTATCAAGCATATGTAGCATATGTTGTTAATGAACAAAAAGTTACAGATTATATTGGCGTATCTAATATACAAGGTTTATTTGAGCATCAGATAAATGGTGGATCTTTAGACATTGAAGTTTCAAACTTAGATAAAGATTTTGAATTTTATGAACTTGTAATACTTTCTGATAACCAAGGTCAAAAAGTTGCAAAGAAGATAGGTATATATAGTACTGAACAAACAATTATATCCATAGACTTTATTGATCAATCAACTGTATCTGTAGATCTTGTTCAATTATTTTTAAGATCACCTGCTTATGAAAAATCAGAATCAATGTATGTTGTTAATGATTGGCTTATTAGGCAGGGTCCAACTGAACAGTTTGATTTTAACTATCAACCAATTGCAAATGAAATAAAAGCACATTGGACTGTAGCCGAATATCCATCTACTTATTATAAGAATGGTGGTAATAAGGTTGGATTTTTAAGAGATGAGCAATATGCATTTTTTATACGTTGGATATACAATACGGGAGAAAAGTCTGCATCATACCATATACCGGGAAGGGCACCAAAGTTTAATGGAGCTACTCAGTTTGATCAAAATGCTAATATAAATGAGACAGGTCCTGCTGGTTTAAATAGTATATCATCAGATGAGTTAAACTTTCAAGTTTATAATACAGCAACCATATCTAATAGTAATATAAACACTCCAACTGAAGATGGTGAAGGTTTGCTATTATCTAAAGGTGAAATGGCATATTGGCAATCTACAGAAAAGTATCCTGCTACACAGCCTGAGATATGGGGAGATCTTTGTGGTAAATATATTAGACATCACAAAATGCCTTCAGAAGAACTAGATTCAAGTTTGCAGTTATCTGGAGATGCTGGTACAAAGATTAGAATATTAGGTGTTGAGTTTAGTAACATTAAAAGACCTAAATTTAATGATGGTACTATAATACCAAATATAGTTGGCTATGAAATACTAAGAGGTTCAAGAGAAGGTAATAAATCAATACTTGCTAAAGGTGTTTTAAGAAACATGAGAGCATATGATATACCAAACATTGGAGATCAAAATGAATTATTAGGCGGTGTAACTGAAGGCTTATATCCAAATTACCCATATAATGATTTAAGATCTGATATATATCATCATGATGGTACAGGTGATTTTACAAACTTTGATTATTTACCTTGGGCTCCGGATTATGTTCCAAGAACAGATGGTTGTGAAAATAGCTTTACATCATCTAGAACAAACTTTCCGCCATTAACAAAATTTAAAAAAGATATTTTTACATTTCATTCTCCGGAATTAATGTTTAGAAGACCTTTTCTCAATGCTGCAGAATTAAGATTATATGGTGCGGTATCTGGTAAATCAGAGGGATCTTTTAAAGTATCAGAAAAGCATCCTCAAAATAAACTTTTAAGAAATGCAGCTGTAATTGTAGCAGGTTTAATTGGTATAGGTTATGCTATTGCTGCAATTAGAGGTAGAAAAAATAAAACGGTTAGAGGTGCATCTTCTAATATACCATTGCCGCCTATATTTGCTGGTCCAGCTGGTACAAATTTTCCAGGTTTTAGTCCATATATAGCTGCAGTTCCAGCAACAAGTGTTGTTTCTGCTATTACAGATGAACTTTTAGAAACAGCTATTAATGATGCTGCATCAGTTGCAGATTTATTTGTAGGAGGTCTTGTATCAGATCTTTTACTAACAGTTCAAGGTGGAGCTTCTACAGCTAAAGGGTCGCTTTTTGGACTTCAGGGTGGTGGTTATGATTTTAATTTTCAGAATACAGAAGATACAAGCGAAGTACCTTTGTTTGTTAGGCTTTTTACAGGTGTACAATTAGCACAAACTAATATAACAATAGGTGCTCAAAAGATAATAGATCTTATTTATAACACTATAAGCTTTCAAGATTTTGCTTGGAAATATAATTCTGTTGGAGAACTAGACACATTTCATTTAGGTAATGGTGGTGATATTTTTAGAAGTAAAGTCTTAAATCAAGATTATGTTGGAAGTGCAATAAAGGGGTTTTCAAGCGGAGAACAAGGTGTTAGTAATTTTAAAATAAACAACTTATATAGACCTGATACTATTGTTGTAAGAACTGGAAATGAATTACCATTACCAACTAATATTAGCGGTGTTATAGATAGATCAAGATTTACTGTTGGTGGAGATTCTGAGTTTGATTTTGGAAATTCGTATATTCAATCTCCTGAAAACTTACAGGTTAGAGATATTTCCATGAACTATGGAGCTTTAAAATTTAACTTTGAAAATCAATATGGGCAACTAAGAAACATTAAACAAACGCCAATGAATGGTTGCGTTTATGATGTTGATCCATTAGCACCAGGTGAAGTTCTTTATCAAACTACTCCAATATTTTCAGGAGATACATTCATTGGTAAATATAGTGAGAAAGTTATTATGCCAATATTTAATGACTTCTTACTTGGACAACCTGATCAATACCCATACAACTACCTACAAAGAGTGAACATTCCTTATCCTAGATTTTGGATGGACACAAGGCAATATGATATTAGTAATTTAGTAAGTATGCTTACGTCATTTGGACTTGGTGATAGCGAAGAAACACCTCTTCCAAATGATTTATTTTATTTAGATAGAGGTTCAAATACATGTGCTGCTGGATTTTCTTCCCTTTTGGGTAGTAAAGCTGGTAATAGTCTATTTGCTATGAGGTATGGTTTTATGTATACACACGTAAACGGTATATTAAACTTTCCTGTTGAATCTGAAATTAATTTAGCTTATAGAGATTGGGATGATGATCCAGCTAAAAGATATTATGATGAAGAACGATATACAAATGTAGATGATCTATTTAATTCTGAAATAATTAAAAAGGATAACTTCTACAAGTATGACTTCTCATTAAGTACAAGTAGATTTTTAACAAATCTTACAACAAATGGATCTATACAACCTACAGACTATGATCCTATAGTAGCAGAGAAATGTTATTCATATTATCCCAAGCGTTTAATATATTCACTACAAGCTCAGTTAGAGTCTAAGAGAGATTTTTGGAGAGTATATCTAACAAACAACTATAGGGATTTTAAAAATGAAGTAAATATAATTAAGCCAATAAATAAGAGTGGTGCTATTATATTTTTCCCATACCAGTCTCCTCAAATGTTTCAAGGTGTTGATTCATTAACAACGACTGATGCTGGTACAAAAATTACAATAGGTGATGGTGGTTTATTTAGTCAGCCATTTCAAAACTTAGTAAATTCAGATTTATCAAATGAGTATGGATCTTGTGAAAGTCAAAGAGGTGTAATTAATACACCTTATGGATTCTTTTTTATATCACAAGCACAGGGTAAGATATTCCAGCAAAGTGGTCAAAGCATTTTACCTATATCTAATCAAGGAATGAAATGGTGGTTTAATAAATATTTACCATCAAGATTGATTAGACAATTTCCAGAATTAGAATCAGATGAGCTTGGAGATAACCCTGTTATAGGTGTAGGTTGTCAGGTTATATATGATATTAGCGATGATGTTGTATACTTCTGCAAAAAAGATTTTCAGTTAAGAGAAGAGTTTGTAGATAATGTTGAGTTTAGACCTGAAGATGGATTTTATACATTAGGTCAAGTTGGAGGAAACGAAGTTGAATCTAAGCTTCTAGGTGGTATTAAATTAACAATAGGAGATCCTAGATACTTTGAGGACTGTTCTTGGACTGTAAGTTATGATCCAAAAGCTAAAGCTTGGATATCATTTCATGATTGGCATCCTGAATTGTTATTACCAAGTGTAAATCATTTTTTAACAACTAAAACAACTGAATCAGAAGAGCCTTACTGTCCACCTGGTTCTGTATATAATCCTACAACTGGTCGTTGTGAATCTACACAAAGAGAAACTCAATTAGCAGTTGTTACACCTTTGGAATTACCAAGTACAATAGTAGAAGGTGAATGTAACTGTCCTCCGGGATACACATTGGTTTATCCAAATAATGATAATGGTTATACATTACCAGAAGGAGCATGCAAAGAAGATAATCCCCCTATATGCAGAAAGATAGTTTGTAATTGCCCACCTTCAGGATTACCTGGTGCAACTGTTGTTCAGTCAGGCGAATGTGATGATGTGTATTTAGCAGGGCCAAATGGTGATCCTAACTATGTTAATTTTAATCCATTAAGATGTAACTATATAGCTCAAATAAGCGAAGCACCAAATTATATAACAGGTGGTATTTGGAGACACAATTATAGATGCGATCTATATTCAAATTACTATGGGGTTGATTATCCTTGGGAAATTGAATTCACTGAAGCTACAGGTCAAATGGTAAATACATTGAGAAGTGTAGAATACCAGTTAGAAAGCTATGTATATAAAGGTGATTTATTTAATGGTTGTGGTGATGATAGATGGCATGATTTAGATTTTAATTTTGATGAGGCGATTATTTATAATACAGAACAAGTTTCTGGTTTGTTAAGATTAGATTTAGATCCTAAAGAAGATCCTATTAATGCATTAACATATCCAATTATAAATGCAAATGATATTCAAATACTCTATTCTAAAGAAGAGCAGAAGTATAGATTCAATCAATTTTTTGATGCAACAAATGATAGAGGTGAATTTACAAACTCTGAACAACAGATATTTATAACAGAGCTGAATGGTTACATAAGAGATCTTAATGCTATTAATATTGATTATCAAAAGTCAGAAACTCAAAGAAAAAAGTTTAGACATTATTATAATAAACTTATTCTAAGAAGAAGACAATCAAATAACAGAAAGATGTTATTAAAACTTAATAATGCCAAATTAAACCTATCATATAGATAATGAAAAAGAAGTTTACAAATATGGAGAGAAGAGGGTTACCAGGTGGCCCTAATGAAATGTTTACATATGTAACAGGTGTATTTTCAACAGAAGGTTATAGAAAAGATAGCCCTGATGTAGACAATCTATTTAATATTATAAATTCTCCAAATATATCTATGAAGGATGTAGAGTTTCCAATAATGGGTATAGATAACCTTGGTAATAAACAAATAATGTATCCTGGAGGAGAGTATAAATTCCAAGGAGATCAAGTATTTGAGATTCCAATGTTTGAACACGGTGGACCACATGATCCACCTTTAACGTATGCTCAAAAGCTGGCAGCATATAAAGATAGTTTAGCTGCATATAATTGGGCAAAAGATAATTATATAGGTTTTTCTGGGGAGCGTTATGATAAACAGTTAGCTAGGCAATTAAAAAATTACGATCCTAAATCAAAAACTAATTATGGAAAGTGGGTTTATAATCAAGGCCATTCGGTGCCAGCTGATTGGGTAGGTGGGTTAACTATTGATGAATATATGGATCATTGGCGTGGTATTGATGAAGTTTTGGATAAAACATTTGATATGACAGAAAAGTTTAATGTTAAACCTTTTACATTTACTACTACTGATAGTTTTCCACTGGAGCCTATGTATGTCAAACCAACTTATCCTACTAAGCCTACAATGAAAGAAGCTTATGAAACTGTAGACAAAGATAAATATCCTACATTTGAAGATTTTGAGTATGCTGCTGAGTATTATAAAGAGTATGGTGAGAATCCAGATCCTAATGATCTTCCAAGTAATAGATTACTTCCTCCACCAGAACCTGAATATGAAGATTCTATGCAAGCTTACAAAGATTCACTAGCGGCTAAAGAAGCTTATGACGAGGATTATAATAAAAGAAAAAAAGAGCATGAGGAAGCTTATAAAAAATATCAAAAGGCTGTAGAAAAAGATGCAAATGGTTTAATGCAAGAAGTAAGAGGTAAATATGCATTTGAGGATGGTCATAAAAAACAAGCTGAGTATTTAGTTAATACTTTAGGAATTGAGCCAGAAGATATTTCATGGAATGATTTGTATTGGATGACTCAAAATAAATTTGCCTGGGGACTAGATGATAAAGGAAACTGGCGAACAAAACCTGATCCAAATGAAGATGGTAAGTGGGTCAAACCTATTGGAAGATATTTTAAAGAAGAATATAATCCACCAGAAGTTTTAGAGAGACCCGCCTTTGCAGACTATGTAGATCCTATGCCTATTATTAAACCTGAACTTACTGTAGATGCATCTCTACCAGAAGAACTTGAAGAAAGAGATGAGGTAGAGGGTATAGATTATGAAAGAAAGTTTGGTATATGGTCAGAAGACAAAGCTCAAAAAAATGCTAAGTTAAAAACATTTTTTAAGTATAAACTTCCAGAATTTTTTAATGATAAGCCAAGTAGAAATTCTCAATACTATAGAACACCCAAAAAAATAAAAGCTGGATTCTATAATAAGCCTATAGAAAAGGAACAACTTTATCCAGAAGGATTTGTTCCAAGGTTTCAAGATAAAGGTGAATTTAAAAGTTTACTAGGAGAAGGAAGAAGATCTGTAAAGTCAGACACTTTTAAAAATTCTATAGATAGACCTTTAGATTTAGTTTTTCCTATATATCCCGATATGTCAAAACGGCCTGATAGATTTGGTTATAAGGAAAGAAGGAGTACTGTTGAATTAACTAAAGATGATCCTAGATACGATCAGATACGTAATGAGTTAAAACCTTTTGTAAAAGAAAGTTTTAAGGAACAAAAGCTTGCTAAAAAGTTTCCAAGAGAATCATACTTTACAGGTAATAAAAGCTATAAGCCATCTCAAGACTTTTTAGATAGAGTAGCTTATCAAGCAGCTCATAAAGGTGAAGATAAGATGGGCGATACAGATGAGTTAGTTAGAATAATATATAATGATCTTAATCTAGAAGGTTTTAATTCAGGGTCTAACACTGGAAGCAATAAACAAAAACGATTTGCTCAAAGATTACAACATAGTCCTGAATGGTATGCGGCTAATGCTCTTAATGAACTAGGCGCATTAGGTGTTGCCATGCCAGAAAACCGAGATGGTGGAGAACAACTACCAAAAGCAGAACTTGATAGTTATGCTCCCGGTGGTGCTTATGGACCAGGTGATGGTTTAAGAAGATTTTTAAGAAACTTTGATAATACCTCCATAGGTTTTCAACCATATAGTAAATTAAATCCAACAGCTAAAAGTTGGACGCCTAAATTTACATTTAATACAGTTATGGGAAGTCCTAAAAAAGGATTTTTAGATACAGCTATAGAAGCTGGAGGAGATAAAGAAGGTTTTACAGGAGGTTTAAATGCTAGATATTTTTCTCCTTATTTGAACAAAACTAGTAGAGGTGCAAGGTTTGATGCAAGAATTGATGGTGATTTGTTTTATGATAAAGGTTATACTGGACTAAATCTTTCAGCAGGTCCAAATTTTCATTTTGGTAGTAAACCTAATAGAGAACTAAAAAGAGGGCGGGCAAGATTTGATGTTCAACCTTTTAATCTTAGAATTGGTGCTGGATGGGATCCTCAAAGTATAACAAATCAAAGTTATGATGGAAGTAATGTTTTGTCAAATACTACTGCAGGTACTTCTATAGCTTCGGAAAATATGGATTTTGAACCCGCTAAACATAATTTTGAGATGGACTGGGGATATGGTGCTTCTGCAAGAGGTGAGTGGAAACCAAAAGCAAAATGGTTTCCGGGAACTGTTTTTGGTGAGGCTGCTTATAATGCAGATTTACTTGGTCGTAATACAGGTTCCATTTCTCAAGAAACTGGAAATACTTATTCATATGAGAGTGGTGTAAATCAAGAGACGGGTATTAATGATGGTACAGGTACTGTCATTGCATCTGAAATAGAAAATACATTCAAGCCTCAACATAAATTTAATGTTAAATTAGGTGTAAGAGTTCCCTTAGATGATATTAAGTTTAATAGAAGAAGAGGTAGAACACCTGATGAATTAGATGAAGAGATATCAGTAAGAGAAAGAAAACCTAAGCCTGAAAAAGAACCTAAACCTAAAAAAGAACCTAAGCCTATAGAGGTTAATGAATGGGCAAGACATCCTAGATGGTTACAAGATGGAGGAGAAGAATTAAACTTAGGTAATATAAATCCAAATTCAAGATATGGTAAATGGCTTACTAAAAAAGTTTCTTCTGGTAAATATACATATGATTCAAAGTTAAATAAGCTAATGCCAAAAGCTCAACCTGGTATAGAAACAAATCTAGTAGATCCTTTAAATATAAAATCACGGATTGGTAATATGATTGAAGGTAAAACACAAGAGCAAGCCGCATTAGAAGCTGAACAAGCTAGACTTAATGAAGAAGCTGAAGCTAGACTTTTTAAACCGGAAGTTAAAAATGAAGATCCTGATAAAACATCTATAGGTTATTATGGCGACACATTTTATTTAGGGGATAATAGAAAAATTAATGCAGCTTCAGGTCAACCTATAGTTCCAACTAGAGACTTATTTGGAGGAAGATATAGCAGAGATGTTGCAGAAGATATAATAAGAACTTCTAAAAATGCTGAACAAGATCCTTATACAATGCTTGCAATAGCATTACAAGAAACTTTGTTGGGAAAAAAAGATAATAATTTAGGTCATGTTAAAGATCCTTCACCAGAGGCAATGCCTGAAGATTATATATACCTTTTTAAAAATAAACAAGATGATTTGCGTAATGATGAAGATATTGATTACGACAATCTTTCAGAGTTATATAAAATTCAAGCTTATAATGGTTTAGGTATGGTTTATCCTGATACAGAAGAAGATTATCATGGTTACCCAATGGATTATATCTATGGAGTACCATTAACAGAAGAGGGTATCAATATGAAAGAAAAACTTTTGTATGGGAAAAGGATTACTGATTTAAGAGATAATGTCCTTAAAAATAATGAAGCTGTTAAGTTTCTTGTAGATAAATACTATAATGAAGATGGTGGTGAAACAGATCTTTATAAAGTTTATTCAGATTTTATCAATGGTGTTTATGATGGTAGTAAAGATTACATAAGAGCGGAGGGTATATATGATAAACTAAATAGAGTTCATTATAAAGAAGCTAAGGAGTCAGGTATGAGTATACCTAACTACATAATGACTAATGTTATAAAGTCATAGGTTTAAGTTTATTGGGTTATCTCCCTAATATTTTGTATATTAATATTGTAATATGGCAAGAAAAGGTTTAAATAAAAAAAGTTTACAAAACGGAATGGATCAATCTTCTATGGATGCCGGACTAGTATCTGATGTTCAGACTATGCTTAATATGGGTTCTAGTGTAGAAGATGTAATAGTTACTTTAGCTAATGAAGGCTATGAGACTGATACAATTACAGGTCTTTTAATGAATGTTGGTTATACAGGAGATGATATAACAACTGCATTTTCATCTTTACAACAGCAACAGCAGCAAGCCTCTCAACAAGTTGAAAAAGTACAGGGTAGTGTTGATGATTTACCTCAACAACAATTTGGTGGATCATCATCTTATAGAACTGCCGATCAGTTTATGAGAGGTGTAGAAGGAAGTGATTATTATGCAGATCCTTACAGTCGGTTTTTACCTATGAATTTATTTTCAAGAAATAGCCCCGTTAGTCTTTTACCATTTGTATCTACAGCTGTTGGTAGTTTATTTGGTGGTAAAGATAGAGATGGTGATGGTTTAATGGATGGTGTTTTTAGAGATAGAAAAGCTAAAAAAAATATCAATAAAGATAGATTTGGGAAAGATAGAAGAAATGAAAAGCAATTAGCAAAAGATCTTGCTAAATACTCTACTATTGATTTTGATGCTGCAACAGGTGAATATGATATAAATCTTTTATCAAGAGATCCGGAAAGATATTTAAGTAAAAATAAAAAAGTAAGAGATGCATATTTAGAAAATGCAGCTCAGTCCGACATAACACTTGAAGATTTTGTTAAAAGATTTTCTAAAAATAAACCTTCTGCTCAGGCATTGCTTGATTATAGAAAAGGTTTACAGTCAGGTGATATACCTGAAGGTACAAGTTATGGTATTAGTCCTGAAGGAGTGGAATCCTCATATATGGATATGGGAGATAATCCTTATCTATATGATACAATGATGGGTTTAAATACTTTACGTAATCAAAATCAATCATCAGATGTAGATGACGTCTTTATAGATAGTAGAGATTCTAAATCACCTGTGGATTTTATTCAAGCTGTAAATTTATATAATGAGCTTAGACCAGATGTTAATGATGATGAAATATCTGGTGGTTTAAATCCTTTTATTGCAGCAATGGCAGATCCTAGAAATCAAAATACGTTAGGGCTAGATGAGTATCAAGATCAAGGTGAGTTTAATGGTCCGGTTGATTTTCCAAAAACGGGTGTTTCAATTGCTAGAGTGAAGCAAGAAAAAGGCACGCTTACACCACAACAAGAAATGATGTTAGGTGTATCTCCAGGTAAATATCAACCAATTATAGATTGGGAAGCAAGAAGAGAAAATAAAGACTATAATAAACAATTAAAGGCTAGTAAAAAAGCAGCTAATACACCAGATCTTAAATATACATATATGTATGATCAAGGTACAATGACTGATAATATTGAAGATTTTCCTCTTAAAGGTTTTGATGTAGGAATACCAGCAGACTCAGGAAATGTAAATAGGAAAAGATTAACAAATCAGGTTGAAAGCTGGCTTTCTAAGGAAGATAGAGATCCAAGTAAATTTACTTTTACACCAAGTTATGATACTGATGCTGAAGTAGGAACACCTGAGTATCAGAACTATATAGATATGTTGAAAGGTAGGGCTTCTGATTTAGGTATAAATGTAGATTGGACTAAGCAAAAAACTGGAGGTGAGTCTTTAGACATATATCAGTTTGGAGATGAGGTTACCAACGCACTACAACAATTTATGCAAAGCTATCCTGATACTAATAAACTTCAAAGTCAATTTAGTGAAGCTGGCACAATGGATTGGGCTGATACCTTGGATATTCAAAATCAAGTATCTGCAAACCAAAGAGCTGCTTCAGCTCAAGGTTTACCTAGACAAGATCAAGCAGATACATTCTCTTTTAGAAATGCATTTGCTACAGGAGCTATGGATAAAATGCAAGACTACTACGATGGTCTAGAAGGTTTAGCTAATGAAGATGAACTAGCTGCATTATTACCTGAAGCTGAAAACTTTGATCCTGGTATGCCTATGGGACCTATGACAGTTTATCCTGGTTTAGATGATGAGATGGTTGATGAAACTATGGATGAAACTGTTGATGAAACTGTTGATGAGAGTGGTTTAACAAGAAAACAAAAAAGAGCACTTAGAAGAGAGGAGAAAGGAACACTTGGGGAAAGAATAAATGCTAAGGGTAATAAGTTCTTAGATAGAATGATAGATGGCAGATTTGGTGATGTTGCTAGTACCATAGGAACAATTGGTGTTGAAGGTGCTAATATATTTAATCAATTTGCTGAAAATGCTAAACTTATTCAAGCTAGGGAAGATCTTAAAACATTAGGTAGTTCCGAAAGAAAAGGAGTTTCATATAGAGAAGAAGACCAAGGTACTGATGTTAACACGGGTTTAAGAGCAGATCTTTTAAGAGGTAGTACTCCTACAGGAACACAAGCTTTAATGGGTAATTTTAAATCTGGAGGAGAATCATTAAATGCATCATCTAGTGTGATTGCAAAACTAATTGCAGCAGGAGCTGATATAGAAATATTATAAGAATGGCAAAAGTTAAAATAAATAATTTACCGGAAGGTTTTGAAGTAAGAAATGGTCAAGTTGTTGAAAAGATGGCTCATGGTGGTTCTACAGATGAACTAAGAACAGGTGATCAGAAAGATTATGGTTTAGTTGCTTTTACAGGAAGTACTAATATGACTCAGGATGATTCAACAGAAGTTAGATATAGCCTATCTGATGTTCCAAGAGATCTAGCTAATTTAGAAGCTGAAGGTGGCGAAACTGTTCTTACAGATTTAAATCAAGATGGTAATTATGGTTTGTATGATATAAAAGGCCCTAGACATAGTAGCGGTGGTGTACCTATGTATCTTCCAGATCAATCTTTTATTTTTTCAGATACAAAATCAGCTAAGATATCAAAAGATGATTTGACAGAGTTTGGTATAAACTCTAGAAAGAAAATGACTCCAGCAAAAGTCTCTAAGAAGTATGACCTAAATAAATATTATGGTGCAATCAATGATGATTATGCTGATGATATTCAGGTTAAGTCTGCAGAGATGATGCTTAAGAAAAATATGGAAGGTCTTTCTCATCTTGCATATAAACAAGAGGAAGGTAAAAACTTTAGAGATGGTGTGCCTATGGCTGCATATCCATTCTTGATATCAGAAGATATAGATCCAATTCAGTTCACAGCTCAAGTTGAAGAAATAACTGCACAAAGAGCAGCACAAGAAGCATTAGAGCAATTACCTGAAGAAGAACAGTTAAGAATAGCATTGATGCAGCAAATGCAAGCTGCAGCTGAACAACAGCAAGCAGAACAACAAGCTGTAGATCAAAATGCTAATGCAGCAACTGAACAAACAATGATTGATTCTGGTATGACAATGCCTCAGCAATCAGAAGTCTCTCCAGAAACTATGGGTGAACAAGATACAACCGATGTTCCTTATAGAGATATAGCAAGAGATGGCTTAGAAGTTTATCAAGATGGTAGTGAAACTGATGATACTCCACTTTTTGAACAAATTGCTGCTATACCATTTCCAATTGATAAAGAATGGTGGAAAACAGCAACTTCATCTTATAGCCATAATGGTAATGAAATAAATAAAGATGAATTTGTTAATCTTGTAAATAGATATGATGCAAGTGCTTTAAAACAATTAGTTTCATCTGGTAAATTAGTTACTGATAATCCAGATCTGTTAACATTAATTGAAGCTAAAATAGATCCAGCTATAGGATTGCAAGAACAAACTATTAGAGATATTGATGACTCTGGTAAAAGAGTTAGCACCGGTAAAGTTAATATATATGATGAAGGATTTAGAGCTTATCTTAAGGCTCTTGCGGATGAAAATAATATAATTTTAGGACCTGATGTAACTGAACAGTATGAAGGAATCAGACCTGAGTTTCAAAGAACAATTAAAGGTTCAAAAGGTAAATCATTTGGTAAAGATTATCTTAATGAGGAATCTAAAAATGAATTTGAAAATAGATTCCCTTGGGTTAAAGAAATTCAAGGTTGGAATTATTACGATGGTAAAGGAGATCATTGGAGAGAGTTCCAAGAGATTTATGAGAAGAAAAATTATGAAATAGCTAAAGCAAATGATTTAGTATATCAACCATATTTTAAAAATAAAACTATTGAGGATTTTCTAAGTTCGCATGCTTGGGCTAAAAATCTAAAAGAGGATTTTCCAACTATGAATCCAGCTCTTTATGATTATGTTTCAGGTTCTGGATTTGATGGTAAGCATGGTATGCATACACATAATGCACCGCCTTTAAAACCTCTTACTAATGATATAGAAATACAAGAGGAAATTTTAAAGCCTGATGAAGAAAAGGATATAAGGAAAATTGAAGCCTCAAATTTAGAAACGACATATGCTAGACCAGAAGCAGAATGGTGGTTGCAAGATTTAATTCAATTAAATGCTATAAATAATAGAAAGAGAAAAGCATTCCTTCCATATCAACCGGATGTAGAAGGTGTTGATTTAGAGTATGTATTAGAAGATCCTACAAGAGCTATAGCTGCTATAAACGAACAACTTGGGATTCAAACTCAAGCTGCGGGTATGTTTGGCGGAGCTCAACAATTAGCAGCAAGAACTGCACAATCTGCAGGTAAAGCTGCCACTGCAATTGCAAATGAGATAGGTAGAGTAAATCAAAGAAATGTTTCTACTATAAATAGAGGTAACGCTATCCAAGCAAGATATGATGGTTTAATTAACAGAGAAAGAAGAGATAGAAAAGTTAAACAATACGATGATACTCAAAAGGTTCTTCAGATGTATATGGATGAAAGAAACTTTGATAATGATCAATACGCTAATACATTAGCTAATGCTGCTACAAACAGAGCTAATACATATAACATGAACTCAATTCAAGATTACTATAAGATAAATCCTTTGAGTGGTGGTCAAATAGGTCAGTTTTCGAAGAAAGCATTTGAGGCAGCACCTATACCAGGAGAGTATGATTTTATAAAACCTTACACTGATATATACAATAGATTAGCTACAACAGGAACTGCACCTTCACAAGAGGTTATGCAAGGTTTTATGGACATGTATACTCAACAACAGCAAAGACGCTTATCTCCTCAAGAAACAAATCTTCAGAGAGAAATGAGAAACAATCCAAGTCTTATGCCTTATGGTACAACGATGCAATATCAAATGCCAATGCAACCAACTACAGGAGCATATACTCTGAAACAAGGTGGGAGCACAAAGAAAAGAAAACTTGCAGTTCCATTTTATGTAGGAATGATGGGCAAATAAACATTAAAAGTGTATTTGCATTAATTTAAAAATGATATAAATTTTATTAATTTAGTAATATGGCAACTTATATACCAGGCGTCAAATCATATATGCCGGACTTCAAACCGTTTACTCCGGACTATAAGTTCTTATCAAATATACTTGATGTAAAAACTAATAGATATAATACTAACTATAAAGCAGTAAATGATCTATATAGTAAAGTTGTATATGGCGACTTATCAAGAGGTGATACTCAAGAAATGAGAAATCAATTTGCTGAGACGTTAGCTCCTCAGTTAGAAAAAGCTTCTGGAATGGATTTATCTGTAATGCAAAATGCAGAAGCAGCTAGAGCAATATTCAAACCATTCTTTGAAGACGATTTGATTGTTAAAGACCTTGTTCAAACTAGACAATATATAAATGAAAGGTCTAAGGTAAACATGATGAGAAACTCATCTGATGCTTCTGTTAGAGAGCAATATTGGGATACTGGTGTTAGAAAGATGGAATATGATATGGAAGACTTTGTAAATGCATCTGAACAAGAAGCTTTGCAAATGGCGCTTCCTGAATACATACCAGATGCAGATTTATTCCAAAGAGGTAAAGCTTATCTAGAAGCTCAAGGTTATGATGTTGAAATAGATTATGTGGATCCTGCTAATCCTGATTGGGTTGTAACACAACAAAATGGTGAACTTATTACTAAGCAAGCTATGTTTGATATGCAAAATGCTTTGCTAGATGATCCTCAAGTAAGAAATGCTTACTATGCAGATACATATGTTAGATCTAGAGATTTTGCTAAAGATGCTATTGAGTCTGGTCAGTTTGCAGATGTTAAACAAGCACAAGCAGCATGGGCCACTGAAACAATAGGTGCATATGAACAGCAACTTGCTGCTCAAAATGTAATGCTTGCTGAGAAAGCTGCAAATGAAAGATCAGTTCTTGTATCATGGGATTCATATAAACAACAACAAGGTATTATACCTGGTTCTGAAGAAGAGCAGCAAATGAGTGATGTTGAAGCTGCTTACTTAGATAGTGTAAATAAACTAAAAAGAAACAGAAATGTATTAGGTGATAATAAAGGTCTTGATACTCAAGATGTAAATAGTTTATTGAATAGAGCATACAATATAGTAATGCAAACAAATATGAATAAAGATTTGCTTGCTGCTGCTACACAATATGCTGCTACACATAAAAAGGTTTCTTTAAAAGAAAATACGGTTAGATCAAGAGATCTTGGTTACGCCCATGATTTTGAAAAACAAAGAAGGAAGTATATGTATGACTCCCTTTTACAAGAAGAAAAACAAACATTAAAAGATGGCGGAAAGAATGCTATAGCTGCAGCTTTTGATGCGGCAATGGGTGGTGGAATAGAGCAATCAAGGTCACAAATAACAATGGGAGATGTAGAAGGAGATTTATTTGATAAAAATAGGGATCTTATTGGCGAAATGGAATCTACACAGCTTGAAAGAGGGGTAGATGCTGCTTTAGATATTTATGCTCAGTTTAATCCAAGTGATGACAATATTTATAATATAGGTAAAACTGGTATAAGAGGTACACTACAAGAAATTAAAAAGCAATTGTTAGAAAAACCTAATACGGCAGCTAAGTTTATAAAGAGAATGGTTACAGAGACTAGCAATGGTAGCGGAACTGCATATTTAAATGCTGATGGTTTAGCTATTGGTCCCGGTAAGTCAGCAGATCCTGCATTTATTGAATCTTTAAAAGTTTTGAATGATGCAGATTCTGAAATTGAAAGAATTACTGTAATATCTGATGCGAATGATCTTAATAATGCAAAGAACTTTGAAAAGTTTTTGAAGTTAGGCAGTGCAGACGCCAAGCCATTTATAGATATGTACAAAAAAGGTATACCAATGTTTTTAAAAGAAGATGAGAATGGTAATACTGTAGAAATGAGTTTTGAAGAATATTTACCTAAACTAGAGGCTTGGGCTTCAGACATTGATTTAAGTCAATTTAAGGCTATCCCTGGTGCTATGAATAACAATAAGCTTAAACCTATTACAGATGTAAAATTGCAAACAGCAAATAGGATGATGGGTATGGGTCCAACTATATTTGCTGGTGCACCTGACTTTATACGTGCAGACCGTGATAGAAGATCTAAAGTAGCAAAAGATGGTAATTTATTTTATGATATTTGGAAAGGGCAATTAGAACAATTTAAAAAAGTCAACAGTGGGGGAGCAGAGAACCCATATTCAGAAGATCCTATATATGAGAAGTTTAATGTAAGAATGGCAATGGAAGGTTATTCTCCTGAGCAAATGAATGTAGGAGATGTTTATCAGACTAATATTTACAAAGGATCTTTTGATCCAATGTCGCCTAGAGCAAGTGATGTTGGTTTGACTATGGCATTAAATATGTTTAAACAGTATAATTCTAAGGGTCCTGAATCTGAATATAGTGTTAATTTTTATGATGGTGCTAAAAATGATATTAAAGAATTTGCAGGTGGTTCAGAATTATCTAAAGAAATTTTAGATGATGTATCTTCCGCAGTTCTAAGAGCTATTAAGGATCCAAAAACTAAAGGTAAAACTCCTAATTTAGAAATAAAGTATTTACCTCATGCAAACTCAAAAGTTACAGGTGTAGAAAATGGAGCTGCATATATGGTTAAAGTAAATAATGAGTGGATGAAGGAAGTTATGAAAGGTAAAAGTACAAAGGGTAAAGGTTCCGCATCTCCACATAAAATTGCATCAGCAGATATAAATGCATACAATGAAATAATTTTTACATTCCCTAAGAATTCCGATATCAATCCTATGGCAAATTCTCAGATAGATAACTTTTCATCTGTATTATACAACATTGATAGATCTGAAAATGATCAGTATAAAAAGATAATACCTGCTGGAGGAGATATTAGGATATATAAAAATCAAAGAGGAGAGCTTATAGGTTCTGTAACTCCGTATACTTGGGATAATAACGGTAATAAATATATATCTGATCAAACACAAAGTGTAAATTTAACTCAAAGAAAAGCTATGTCTGATCAAAAAGCTGGTCAGGTATCTACAGGTACGTGGTATGATAAATGGGTCAGCAATGCTCAAACTAGCTTAACAAAGAATGCGCAAAATAATGCAGCGTTTTTAAAAATGTATAAGAAAACAAAACAATAACTATGGCTGAAGATAATTTGAATAACAATTTGCCACAACCTGCTCCGGGTGTTCCAGATAGACAATTCCAATATACTCCAATAAGTGAATTACAGATTCCTCCAGCTTTAGATATGCTGAGGGATGATATGGATCCTGAATATTTAACTAGCTTGACTAAATATTCAAGTAGTATAAATAATGTATTTCCACCAGCTGTTGGTAATATGAATACTCCGTTTCCAACTAATGCTGTTGGGGAATACAATCCGGCAAGTCAGCAAGAACCGCCATCATTAAATACTCAAGAAGGAACAGATGGTTTAACAAATGATATTTTAAATTTTGAGCCTGGTAGAGAAAATCTAAATGCTTACATTACTCCAAATGCATATGCTGATAGAGACCGTAGTAGTTTTGATAGGTTTTATATGAGTTCTGCTTTTAATGATCTTGGATGGCATCCATATTCAGACAATGAATCATATTATAATGAAAATACTACCGTATATGATGATATGGCTAGAATGCGTAAAGTTTATGGCGGTCTTGTGAAGACAGGTTTTATGTCTGCCTATAGGTCTATTGGTGATTTATTTGATGGTGATGATTATTTTTCAACTGCGGATTTAGAAAGTTCTAGAGAGTTTGAAAGAGCTATGATGATTGGTAACTCATCAAGAGGTGGTAAAATGGCTTTTGTAAATAATCTTGGACTACAGTCTGCTTATACATTTGGTATTTTATCTTCTATTGCTGTTGAAGAAGCCGCAATAGCTTTAGGTACATTAGCATCTGGAGGTTCGCTTGGTGCCGCAGGGGGTGTTAGAACAGCTTCAAATATAGGAAGAGGTTTGGGTGCTCTTAAAGATTTGTTTAGTGTTGGAGGTGGTGCAAGAGCAACTAGAAATATGCTGTCTAGTATGAAAAGTCTTAGCACGGCAAAAGGATTTTTTAATGCTGCTGTAAAGAGAGGAGAAAATATTGCTAATTTTCTTACACCAAATAGTTTGCAAGGTATAAAAGCTTGGAACACTACAGCAAATGGTGCTCAAAATCTTAGCAACATGGCTAAGGTTGGTAGAACATTTGGAGGTTTTTATAGAGATGCTAGAGCTTTAAACTATGCAGCTTCTGAAGGTAAGATGGAAGCGGGTATGGTTTATGATGAACAACTTAATGAAGGTTATCACGCATTAAAAGCTAGAGCTGAAGCTGAAGGTAGAGCTATGACAACTAATGAACTTGAAAATATTCAAGATGCGGCATACAAGGCTTCATATGCTGATGCTATTGGAAATACACCATTTATTTATCTTAGTAATAATCTACTTCTTGGTAATGCGCTTGGTGGCTTTAATAGAGGTATATCCCGAATGATGAATAATGGGATGAGTGGGCTTGCTAAAAAAGTAACAAGAGTTAAACCAAAAATTAATGTTAAGACGGGTAAATTTAATAAAGATGTTTTTGGTAGAATTGATGCAAAGACTGGTATAGGTGAAACAGCAAAAGAAATAGGCGCTGCATATGGAAGATCTGGAATTAAGGGTGTTGCCGGAATGGGTGCTAGAGGTTTGTTGACATATGCATCAATGAATGTAGGTGAAGGTATTCAAGAAGTTTATCAAGAAGCACTTGCTATAGGCACAAGAGACTATTATAATAAGATATTATTAGACTCTTCAATGGCTGGATATAATGCGGAAAAAATGTCTGTATACTCCGCTGTTGAAACTGGTATAACAAATCTAGATTCTCAAATGAATGAGAGAGGGTTTGAAACTTTTATGTCTGGATTTTTGATGGGTGGTATTGTGAGAGGTCCTCAAAAGCTTTTCTTTGAATCATTACCTAAGTTGTATGATCGTGTTGCAAACTCAAAAACATATGCTGAAAATGAAAAGCGTAGAGAAGACTATATCAACTCTGTAATGACTACATATAATACAGCATGGAATGCGCAAGCTGAAGATCCACAAGCTGTATTTGATATGTCTAAAATTAATCTAGTAAGTCAAGTTACGGCATCTGCTGATATTAATAACAGCATGGTCTTCAATGAAATGATGACCTACAAAGATGCAAAGGATTCAGCCAAGTTTACTAACATCTACTCACTACTTGATATGGGTGGTGTTGATTTCTTTAGAGAACAACTTGAGGACATGGGTAAAATGACCGATGAGGAATTAAAAGATGCAATTCCAGAGTTGGCACCTGAAGATATAAAAACAGGAAAAGCACGCACCAGAATAAATAATATGATTGCTCAAGTTGATAGGCTTGAAAAAAAGTATATTAATGAAAAGGATTCATATCCTAATACATTTGATCCTTCTCAATATAAAAAGGGTACAAAAGAGCATACTTTAGAAACAATTAAGTTTAGAGCTTTTGAGCATGCTAGATATATAAAGATGTTTGCTGATGAGAGCTTTCTTGATAGTGTGAAAAGATCTGAAAGTATAATGAATGATTTATCATCAGATTCTGTTATAAGCAAGGTAGCAGCAACTGATATTACAAACTTGTTAGATATAGCATCAATTGAAACAGAAATGTTTACACTCGCTACAAATGCTGCAAGTTTGCAAGAGTCACTTAAAGAACAGGAAGGTCAAGTTGCAGAAAACTCAAGAAAGATTATAGAATTTAATTCAAAGAAACTTGATGCTCTTAATGAAATAAAAACAATACTAACACAAGCAGCTGAAAAACCTAGTGAAAAAGAAACTACTGCAGATATAGAAATATATAAACAAGCTAATAAGCAGGAGCTAGTTGAAAAATTAAGAAAACCATTTGTTAACTATTTAGATATTATAGCAGCAGATAGAAAAGGCTTTGTTGATGGTTCTAGAGTTGATGAAGTTCTTATGAAATTAGTTGATCATGATATTCTTACATATAGAGCTAAAGCATATAATAAAACGCTTACATACTTAACAAATCCCAAAAGATTAAATCAGCTTGCTGCTGATATGGTTGATGGAATGAAAGATGTATTTGAAAATTCAAGAGATTCTTTTAAAAAATCTATAGAAGAGTATGTATCTCAAAATGAAATAAATCAATTCTTAAATGAATTAGATAAGGCTGGTGTATATCCAATACCACAAGAGGTTACTGAATTTATTAAAACTAATGATGTAGATGTTCTTCAAACTTTTTATGCTGAATCAGGACTTGTTGATCCCAACTTTAATGCAGAACTATTTGAAGATGTTCAAGCAATAAAAGAAGCATATAAACTTAGCCAAAAACCTAAAGAAGCTACAGAAGAAGAAAAACAGCAAACTAAAAAGAATGATGTAGCAGAAAAACAAGTTAAGTTAGATGAAGAGGTGGTAGATGTACTAACAGCAGAAGGTGCTGAGGATATTGATTTTAAATATGACAAGACAAACAACAATCCATTTGCTAAAGCAATGCTTGATAGATTATTTAAGGATTATAAGCTTAGACAATCACAACTTAAAAAAGCATCTAAAAAGAAAGCTGCATGGACAAGCTCATTAGGTCAGAAATATGTAAAGACATATGAAAATCTAAAAAAGCTTTATATTGCTAAAATTCAAGATAACGTAACAGAAGAAGAACTTAAATCTATTATAAATGATGATATACAATTTGGTGAATTTTTAAATAAAAGTTTTGAGTCTGATAGCCCATCTGTATATGAGATATTAGATATCTATGATGTTAGAGTAAAAGAAATTCTTCCAAATTATGTTGATGAGGCAGATACAGAAGCTGATGCATCAGGTCAAACATCAGGTACATTTGAAACAGATATTGACATTGATCCTGATAATATAGACTTTAGTAGTTTTCCTGGTGATATAGATACAGATGATTCTCCGACTCCATCACCACCTTCAGCACCTCAAGTTGAAACTACAGCAGTTGCAGTCCAAGGTAAAAACTTTAATGTTATTGAAATAGCTATTTCACAAGATGATAGTATATTTAGAATAGTAAATAAAGACGGCAGCGCTATTGAGCAAGATATTTTAGATGCTGGTAAGATTGAAAATAATAATTTTCAAAGAAGGGCTCAGGCTAACATAGCTTTAAATATTTTAGATGCTCTTGATTTATCTGATGCTGATCCTACCTTTACATTTGGCGGTATAGAAGTATACCCAGGTCTAGATTTAAAAAAGACAAAAGGTTCTAATATAGGAAAAGAGTATGTTGTTTATACAAGTAAACAAGATATAGAAGGTGTTAAAAAACCAAAACTTTATTTAATACCAAGAGATAAGTATAATGATTTAGTAACTAAAAGTAAAGCATCATTAGCAAGAACAAAAGCAGTACTTAAGGTAAATGAAAATGATTTTGCTAAGAACTTTACTATTGATGAGGGTGAAACTTTACTTGTTGGTCCTAAAGCATCAAGACTTGAAAGAAGAGAAGCAATAGGATTTTATCCTATAAGACTTGAAACTTCAGATGGTTATCAAGAATCTGCTGAATCCTTTAACGCAAGAACTCAATTTATATTGTCAAATCTTACAGCTAAAGATGTTGCTAATCTTAGATTTAGAATAACTAGAGAAGAAAATGCAGGAGTTGAAACGGGTGATTATAATGTAAATCCAACTGTTGAAGAAGCAAATCCATTAATTAAAAAAATAAGATCACCGTTTCAAGTTGAAGTTTTGTTGCCTGAAGATCAAGTTGGCATAATGAATAGAAAATTATCTGAAACTAGTTTATTTTATTTAACACCTGGTCAAACTACAATAGAGACAATCGGCTTTTTACCAATGAGAAACATTAAAGCATTGGATAAAAGTGAGAATGAAATAGAACTTGATCAGCCTATTGAGGATAAGAACTTATTCTACTCAATTTTTAAAAAGATTAAAGGTATAGGTTTTGAAAAGCATAGAGATGAGGTAGCTAATAATTTTACAATACAATATGCATTTGAAAATAAAGTTGAGGATGTAATTGGTAATAAACAAGAAGTTGTAGTTTCATTTAATGATCTTCAAGCTGAATTTGATGTAATAAATGATTTTAATTTACAGTTAAAAAGTAGATACGGCTATCTTAAACAAGGCACTAAAGGCTATCAAGAAAATAATTTAAAGGAACTTGATCAGTACACCTATGATGGTGCTACTGTAGTAATGACAAATAATCGCGTACCTAATAGTACTGAGGTTTCTACAAATATTAAGTTTACCAATGACACTAGAGTTAGTGTAAGAGAAACTGTAAAACGCCAAAATGCAATTAAGCAACAATTACAAGAAGCTGGTATTTATGAGTCACTTCAAAACATGGGTAGATATGTTGCTGTAATTAAAACAACTTCAGGAGAAATTGTAGGTGCTAGTTTAAAGTCACCAACAATTCAAGATGAAACATTGGATACTTTATTGTTAGACTTATTTACAAGAGCTGCTACAACAATTAATGCAAATACAAATGTTGTAGGTGGCAAGTATAGCGTAAAAGATAATGGTTACAATAGAAGATGGAATAGAGAGTTTAATGAAAGATTCTATATTGCAACTAAAAAAGGTTATATACTTAATCTAAATGTTACACCTGATGGTTCTATTCAACTTGAACTTTTTTCTAAAAGAAAATTAAAAAAGGGCGGTAATCTTAAAATAGCAGACTTTTATCTTGACCAGAATGAAGTAAAGCAATATGCAAAAGCTAGTCAGGATAGAGCATCTTTTATGGATTCTAAACTAAAAGAGATTAAAGAAGAGTTAACTAACTACTATACAACTTTAAGTAATTCTCCAGCGGTTAAGCCTAGTAAAACTTTACTTTCTTTGGTCAAAGAAGCATCTACAGATATTGATTTGAGTAATGAATCATTTAGAAAGTCTTTTGCAAAAGAGTCTGGTGTAAATGAAATTGTAGATAATACTGTTACAAATCTTGATCCAAGAGTTAGATTTGATTATAACCTTTATCTACAAACAGGTCTTAGCCCCAAAGATTCCTATAAAGATACATCATTTATTATAAAAGCCGGTGGTACTTTAACTGATACAACTTCTCAGAAGCAATCACAAGAAGAAGAGATTGAGTCAGAACTTGGAGTAGAAACACCAACAGAGTCAATAAGTGTTGATGATGAATTAAAGAAGTTAGTTGCAAAAAAGACTCAACTTTCAAAAAGACTTTCTGGTGAATCAAAGAGTCAGCAAGTTAGAAGATTAAAAGATAATGCTGAATTCCAAGCTGTCTTAAAAAGAATTAACGAGCTTAGTAAAGGTGGTTATAAGATTGTTGGTCCCAACACGGGAACAATGTATGATATTGCTTTTATTAACAGAAGTGACTTAACTACATTTACAGGATGGGCTGCAGAGAATTTACCTGAATTTATTACAATAAAAGATATTGATACTCTTGAAAATAATTTAGCTGAAGGTTTTATTACTCTAGGTAAGTTTAGCATGGATCTTAAAAAGATAGCCGGAGGTATTGAATCTTTACAAGGCAACATATATGTAGGTGCTAGAAATAAATATAAGTACCATGAAGCTGGTCACGCAGTATTTAGAATGCTTTTAACTGATGAAGAGCAACGTTCATTATTAAATGCTGCTAGAGAAAGGCAAATGGATGAACTAGGTGAAGAGTATGAAAAGAAAGTATTAGAACACAGAGAGTATTTTAGAGCTCAAGGATTAGTAGTGCCTAATAGAATAACATCTATACTTGAAGACTCATACTTAGAAGAATACATCATGGATGAGTTTGAAGTATTTAAAAGAAATCCTAGAGCAGCTAAGGTAAACTCAGAAACAAAATCTTGGTTTAATAAACTAATAGAATGGATACGTTCAGTATTAGGTTTATCTAAAGAATCTGAGAAAGATGTTGTAACTGAATTCTTTAGAGATATTGATTCTGGTAAATTTAGAAACTATTCAGCTGTTGATAATAGATTTACAAGAATGGAACTTGATGAGAATCAAGAACTTACTCTTCCTAATGCAATGCTTTTAAATAACGGTGTTACAAGAGAAGCTTTTGCTCTACTAAAAATAGTTGAAGAAGACGGTAGCCAAAGACATGTCAACCAACAATTGACAGATGAGGTTATAAGAAGTATTGCAGCTAGAGCATTAGATATACAAGATTTAAATGCTGATAACTTTATTGAAGATAGCATTACGCAGGCTTATGATGAATATGTTGATTTATATGATTCTGAAAGACCTAGATATAACACAGCTGACTTTGTTGCTCAAAGGCAAGATCTTCTTGATATTGAATCAGCATTGCTTGAGCAATCTGATAATATCCTAAGAGGTATATCTGAATATCTAGCAATATTTGATGTTAAGCTTGAAATAGAACAAGAGCTTAATGAAGAAGCTGAAGAATCGGTTGGTATTAGAAATGTAGGTGACTTTAATAGAGATGCTTCAATGCTAGGTGGTGTAGAGAATGCTCCTGTGGAAATTAGAAAGTTTTTATCTACAACAGCATTATCAAGAAGAGATTTCTTTGGTAATGAAGAGCTATCACCAGGTGTTCCAATTAGAATACCAATTGATCCTAATAAAGCTTTTTCAGGAATACTAAAAGGTGTTATGAATGAGATGGATCAAGTAAAAGTATTACAAAGACTTGATATCTATTCTCAATCAAATCCAAATACAAAAGCTGTAGTGGATAGAATATTTGATGAGTTTGGTATATCTAGAGAAGAGGTGGAAGCTGGAGAGATAACATCTACTATGACAAAGCCTAATGAGTTTAACAGACTTATGAAGACAATCATAAACTTTAGAACTCCTTATACTATTACACAAAGATTTAGAGATGAGGGTACACTTCATGTTATAAACTATAGCGCATTTAATAGAGATGCTGCTAATAGTCAAATTGATAGTTGGGCTCAAGCATATATTACAAAACGTAATGCATTAAGAGAAGAATTTGTAAAGAATGAAGTTAATGATGCGCTTGATGCTCTATTAACATACTTAGATCCAAATGAAGCTTCTTCAATAACCAATGTCCTATTAGAAGAGGATACTCAGTATATTCATGAGACATTGCTTGAATATGTTGGTATATCATTATCTCCAAACTTTATAAAGTATAGTATTTTAGATATGGCTTTATCTAATACTACAACAAATCAATTAGAGGAAGAAACTAGAGTAGGTCAAAAGGAATTCTATTATGGCTTTACAAATGTATTACCAATAGAGCAAGACGATATACAAACAATTAAGACACTGCTGGCAGATAATAAAGATTTATTCTCAGATACAAATGAGGGTATGAAGTCAAAGATGTCAAAGCTTAGTCTTAGAAATGCTCAATTTGATGAAAATATAGGCTTAAGTGTATTTAAGAATGAGGATGGTAACTTAGTGTTTGGGCATCAGCTTCCAACATATGAGCTTAGTTATACAGAAGAGCTAAATGATCTTGAAAACAATGGGGCTAAAATAGATGACCTCAGAGAATCTGATACATTCCTAAGTGAAAACTATTTACTAAAAAGTCCTTTCTTTAAACAACTTTCTGCAGAAGATAGATTACATATAAGTAGATCCGGTGGTTCTGTAACTGGTAAAATAGGAGTTGATGAAGACTCTAACATTGAAGTTGGTAAAACAAGAGAAGCTGTTACATACGGTAAGCAGAACGGTAAGGAGTTTCTAAAGAACCTTATAGATACATACTTTAATAATTATAATCCAGCACAAGGAAAAGTTGATACTGTTTCTGTAATAACGGAGTTTGAAGGTAGAACTATAACAGAAGAAAAAGCTCTTGCTCCAATACTTACAAGAATTATAGAAACTTCAAATACAGGTAATAAAGTACCTTTAGAAGTAATAAAAGCTGTTGAGAAAACTGTATTAGAAAATGCTAGAATAACAGACGAATATATTGAAGCTGTAATTCAAAACATTTTAACAGAGTTTAATAATATACAATTAGAATCTAATCCGGAAACTAGAACTCAAATATTGATTCCTGACTATAACTCAGACAGCAATGGTCTTGCTAGAAAAGAATCTACTACACTAGTAGATGAGGAAGGTGAGATATTAATTGATGATGATGGAAATCCGATAGTAGAATATACAAAAGGATATAAGTTTTATGAAGGTGGTGCTGAGAAATTACTAAAGCCTGCGCAAGGTTTAGTTACTGATGAAAGAAGAACTTCATCTTTTATTACATCGCAAGTACAAGCTGAAAGACTTAGAAATAATAAACAAAAATATGTTGTTTATAGAGAGCAAGATGCTAAGAAGAAAATAAACTTTGTAACTGAAGGTGAAACTAGAAAAGGTTTACTTTCATATAAAGATGAATCAGAGAATGCTACGATACATAACTTTAGAGTTGTATCTGTAAATGAGGATATGACTAATCCTTCTATAAGACAAAAGTATCTAAAGAATTTTGGTGACGCTATAGTAGAAGATAAGTCAAGCACTCATACATTCCCAATAAAGATAGCCGATAAAACATTCTACACAGACGTTAATCAGATTGGTACTTTCTTTTCAAGAAGTGCTAAAAACAAAAACAAAAAGTTTGTTGTATATGAAATAATTGAAAGAAAAACAGAGGAGGAAGAATTAGACCAAGCTCTTATTGAAGATCTATCACAACTTGGTATAGATGCAGATACTAGTTTGCAAGAACCAATTGTAGATCTAACTACTGGAAATGAAATGTACAGCTTTAGATCTGAATATGCATCTTCATTATTAGAAAGAGATAATGAAACCGGTGAAATTTTAGACTATGATGCATTTACTCAAATACAAGGTGCTGAAACAAAAGCTGACATAGATAAAATACTAAAGGCTAAAAAGATAAGCTTTACTGTAGATAATGAAAAGATTAAAAATATAGTAAAGATTTATATAGAAGATCTTATTTCTAATGACTCACCTATATCAGAATCTTTATTTGCAACAGAAGGACCATTAAAAACTGAAGGTAAAGATAAATTCTCTAAACAGCTTGCATTAGCAATTTCTGAAGTTAGAGATGAGCTTAAGTCAAAAGCTAGACAAGATGGTGCTGAAGTTGGTGATTATTTTATTGTAAATGGATATGCTGATGCATTAGCAGAAGAAGCTAGAAAAGCAGGTAAGAACCAAAAGCTTATAACTTTAGAGGAGGCTTTATCTAATATTGGATCTAATCTAAATGAATTTAAAGCATATATAAGAACTAGACTTGATGAAACATATAGCGGATTTGCAGCAGATCTAAAAAATATAATGAGTGATGACTTTTCATCATATCTAACAAGTGGTCTAACTACAATTAGTGGTGTAGAAACTGCAGATACAGATAAGTCAAATGAGTTATTGAATCTTAGAAAGAATGTTAATTATAACTTAAAGCAAATATACCTTAATGATTACTTAATGACTACAGCATGGAACCAGATATTACATGGTAATCCTGCAAAATCATTTAGCGGTCCTGTAAATGAGGTAAAAAGAGCAAAGCTTAAAAACTTAGCTATAAAGAATATCCAAACTATAAGTACTTTCCCTGAAGCAAATATTACATCACCTGTAGAATTTATTGCTGCTGTACCATTTGAGGAACCTACAAATGCATCAACACACTCTGGTGAAAAAATAAAGGTAGCCGATGCACAACTTTATGGTACAACAAAAAGTATGTTATACGAATTGTTTGGTTATGGTGAATTAACAAAACCTATGTTAGAGATCTTACAAAAGATTGAACTTGGTGAAACTATAACTGAAGATGAGTACTTTGGTGCTGGTGGTAAGATTGGATTTGCTAAAGCACAAGCAATGCTTCATAGTAGAAAGCTTGCTTACTCAGATGGTAAGACTCAAGCTAAATTCTCTAAGACTGTACTAACATTTGATTATACATCAATAGATACAGGAGAAAGAGTTGAAAAGGTTTTACCAAATGGTGAAACAATATTAAAAAGAGTAGGTAGACCAAATCCACTTAGACCTGAGCTTCATAATCTAAGAGTAAAACTAGAAAATCTTGAAGAACAACAAGAGCTTCTTTATGGTAAGAATGCTATTGCTGTTGCTGGACCATTATCTGTATTTAAAACTTATAAGTATAATGTAAATCCAATAGAAGACTTATTTAATACAGAGCCAAATATAAGCCCACTTCAGCCAGAGAACTTTATGGCTTTAGATCCTAAATACTACGGTCTTCAGTTAGTAAAGCCTACAAACAAAGAAGAAGTTACAGATCCTAGTCAGATTAGAGTATTAGCTACAGCAGAACAATCAGATGATGTAGAAGTTACAATTCAAGGTGAGAAGTTTAAGATGAAGGACATCAAAAAAATGTATAACTTTTCAAATAAAGAAAAGCTTACCTTAAACTACACAGGTAAAAGAAATACTCTATTTACATTTGATATTGATTTTGCTACAGATGAACTTCAGAAATCAATCAAACAAGGTAGCATTACTGAAAACTTAATATCATTTCTAAAATATGCAGAGTCTTCATTGAGAGCTTCTCAGTCTTCAGGTCAAATGATATCATTCTTTAATCTAGATGATCTTTTAGACAAAGATTATAACTTAAACTCCTCAATTACACAGCGTAAATTTGAGCAGTTGTTTTTATCTTACTTTAAGGAATCACTAAAACAAAAAATACCTGGAGATTCTGCAGCGTTATTATCTGATTTTGGTAACGGTATATATAGAAGAGTTTATTCTCTTGATGAGAATGGCATTCCTGATAGACAAGAAGTAATCAGAGACCTTGTATATAGAGAAAACTTTGGTGAGTTTGACGGCATAAGTATTTTAGATGGTGAGTTTAAGTCTGGTGATGACAAAAATATTACGCAGTCTAATCTTGCAAAACTTATAGAAGAGTCTAACGGTGAAGGTGTAATAATTATAGATAGACTTAGGTCTAATATGAAACATTACACAGATCCTAGAGATGAAAATAGTTGGACAGGAGAGAGAGAAGTTGAAACTATGTTTACAGCTCCTAATAAAGAAATACTTAGATCAGCAAATGTTATTAAAGATTTAAGTGCTGATGCTATTGAGAATAAATTTCAAAAATGGATTAGAAACTCTAATTATTCACCAAAAGCAGAAACAAATATAATCAGAGTTGATATTGAAGGTTTTGATATTAATAGATCAAGAGAAGAATTTGCATCTGCATTTGGATTTAAATACGATAAAGTTGATGATACAATAACATTTATATCTCAAAGTGTAAATATTCCAGAGCTATATTCAAAAATGTATGGTGTTCGTATTCCATCTCAGGATAAACATTCTGCACAAAATGTTAGAGTGGTAGATTTCTTACCAACCTACTATGGTTCAACAATAATGTCTGCAAGAGAGCTAATTGAGATATCCGGGGCTGACTTTGATATTGATATCATGTACTTACATATGAAGGAGTACTTTGAGGAGAATGGCGCTCTTTTAGAATATGATAACTCATTTGATCATTATACTAAATACATAAATAAAAATGTTTCAAAGCCTGGTAGTACTTACAGTCAAGCTTTATATAGAGCTAATTATGAAGGTATAGCTGTAGAAGAATCAGATGTATTATCTAAAGATGCGCTTAAGGCATTGACTATATTAAAATTACCAAAAACGCAGGCTGAGTATGATGCTTATCTAAAAAAGCATAGTTATAAAGTAAAAGATGCAGATGGTAAAACAAAAATAGTAAGCTATCCTCCTTACCCCGCTCCAATGAATAATCAAATTTTAGATTTTAAAGTAGCATTATTGGGTAATGAAGCAATTGTTAATGCAGATCCAACTACAGGTAAAGCAATTGCACAAACTCCTGCAGATATAGAAGCATTTACAGAAGCATGGAATATATTTAGAGAAGAGTTTCCAGAACTTGCTGAAACGACAAACGCTGAAGATCTAGATTCCAATACTCTTTGGGGTAAATTTAGAGCATTTGTTAATAATAAAAGTGCTAATATTGGAGCGGTTGTATTACCTAATACATACTTAAGTCTAATAAGAGAGTATAACATTAAGTTAAATCAATTTAAAGTAAAAAAGAATAATAAGACTTTTACAACTAAAAACTTTTTAAGATTTAATCAAGAAACTTATGACTCATTCTCCGGTAATTACGAAAGACTTGAGAATGCTAAAAAAGGAAGAAGAGTTCAAGAGATAGTTTCAGCTTTAGTTACAGTGATGACAGATAATGCTGCAGAGCAATTAGCAGGTAAGTTTAACTTAAATAGAAATGCTACAGCGCTTGCTACAAATATTCTTGAAATGCAAGTACCTCTTAAAACAACTGTAAGACTTATTAATAACCCAGACATAGTTTCTGCATATAATAATAACAGTACAGCAAATAAGGCAGCACAAGAAATTGCTAATAAGATTATAGCATATCTACAAGCATTTCCTGAATTAGCTGGTTCTGATATAGCGGGATCAAAGAATCTTAAATTTCAAGCAGCAAAGATGTTTAGAGATTTTGCATACATTCCGGTTAAACAGATTGAGATTACAGATGAACTATTAGGTGAGGCAATAAATAATCATGTAAAATGGGATGATGTAAGTGAGCTTGAAGCCGCAATAGAAGCTGGAACCATAGATGTAGAATATGCGCAAAAAAGAATGAACATATTCAATGAGTTCTTAAAAGCAAATCAAATTACTCAGTTTACTAGAAAGATGTCAGGCTTGATGAATATGAGCAAAGGTCTAGGAACTTCATTAGAAACTGTAAGAGATGTAAGTACTTCAATTAAAGATTTAGGATTAGATCTTACAGATAAGCAGATTGAAGCAATGCGTGTTGAAGATAGACCTATTATGGATCTAAGACCTATTATGAAAGATTCTTTTATAGGTACATACTTGGATATACATAATGAGTTAGAGAATGTAGTTTTACCAACAGTATTCTTATCAGAAACTGAAATGTTTAAAGATATTGTTAAAACAGTAACTGATAATAGAGACTTTGTTAGATCTTCAGATAGAAGCGCTTTAATTAGAGACGTCCTATCATATGTAACTATTAAAGGTTATATGTATGAAAGACAAAGAAGAGATCCTTTACTTGTAGCAAGACTATCAAATGATTTATTATACTCACAGCAAAATAATATTGTGAGCATTGTAGAAGATACAAAAAGAATATTAGGTGAAGAGACCAATACATTCTTAGATATATTTAGCGTTCCAGTTGGTCAATTTCAAGAAGGTAATAAAACAGGAATGAGTATGGTTGTAGCAAATACATTTGCTAGACTTACAGATGATCAGAGAATTTTAATCCAAAGTGATTTTGTAAAACTATTTGCAGATGGTAGGACTAGACAAAATGCAATTGATATTCTTCACTATATGATGATAAAGGATGGATTGCAGCTAGCATACCAAGGTCTTGTAGGAGCTTTATCTCCGCAAGTTTTAAATAGTTACTTTGGTCAGATAGATTTAATTCACGATGCATTTAAAAATAACAAGAAAAATAATATTCCTAGATTAATGGGTGTTACCTATGATGAGCTTATTAATGACTTTGCTTTAAAGTATCCTATGATGGCAAGAGCATCTAAGTATGTAACCTTATTGAAAACTAATAATGATAACAAGATACCAATATACAATAATGAGTTACCTATAGGTGTATCATCAAGAGATATAAATGAAAGTTATGTTAAAGAAAATCCTGAAACGTTATTTGTAATACCCGATGTTGAATCTGGAATTGGTGTTAATACATATTCTAAAATTAGAAAGTTAGACAATGTGATAACAATACCATACAAAAAGAACATTGCTGAAACAAAGGGTGCTTACTATAAAAAAGCAGATATAGAAGACTATGCTCAAACTTTATCAGATATATTTCAAAAGATAGAAGCTGACATGGAAAAAGGTAGAAAAGTGTTACTACCTAAAACATTTATATCAAGAAAGGAATTAAAAACTTTTAAGAAAAGTACAAGCAATAGTATAATAACTCAATTGAAAGGATTTTTATCTGAAAACTTTGGATACTCTTTATATACTGGTAATATAGATCAGTCTTTGATAGGATCATTAATGAATATATCTAATCCGAATAGTGTAAAAGTACTAGGTACATCAGACCTATCTATAAAGAATAACAGTGTCTATATTGATTCTTCTCTTGCTAATCCAACTTTAATATTCCAACCTTTTAAAGGTTTAATGACTTATGAAAATGTAAGTGACAATGCCGTAGAACAATTAGCATTTCCTAGATTAGATGCAAAACAGTTTAGTAAGTTTGAAAGTATTAGATCATTCTATAGAGCAATAGGTATAAAACCTGTGGAAAAAACTGTGAAGGGTAGAAATATAACCGAATTTCAGTTTCCTCCTGTTTTAACATATGACTTTGTAGGTGGTGCTGAAGCTCAAACGGGTGCAACACGTAAAACTAGATTTGTATTAAAAGCAGTTAGATCTGCAGACCCAGGCGCTTCTCCATTATTATTTAACTCTGAAAAAATAACTAGAACCGGATTATATGCTGAATATGTTGAAGAAGAAGTTAAAGGATCATACCAAGCAAGCCCTATAGGATTTATATTCCCAGGAAACATTCCTGCAAAATCTGAAATACAGGCTACAATTCAACGAGCTAATTCGCCTGAAGGTGTGGATGGGTCTTCTGCTGTAGATATGACAATGGATCAGTTTGATACATCTATTTTTGAATCAGATGGTGAAGATGTAACTATAACACCGGATGTTGATACAGA